GATTGTACGCCACAGATGTACCAAGATTGATACACTTGGCCGGTATGTGAATGGTCACAATGTCTGCTGCCCGTGCAAACTTCTCAAGCTCGTTAGGCATGGAGCTTTTGATGTCATACACCATTGTTCGAGACGGCAGCATGGCCTCCACCTTGGAGCCAATGTGCCCATTTCCAATCACCAGAATCTTCTTGTCCACCAAACTGCCCCGCTTGTAGCGGTGCCACTCACCCAAGTCTGACTTGTCCAACGTGGCTGCGTGCATGATAAAGGCCACCGTCAACTCTGCCACGGCCTTTGATATCTCTTCTCTTACCCCCATTGGGGGGAACCATACCCTTACCCCCCGTTCGGCAATCTGTTCAAGGGGTAGGTTCTCGCTTCCAATCCCGGCACGGTACATGTACTTCAGGCTGGGAAACTCGTCCAAGTCCACCTTCCGTGCCCCCTGAAGAAGCATCACCGCATCCTGTTTCTCACAGTTGCTTTCAATCTCACACATGGCCGTGTTGCAGTACACATTCATCTGTTCACCCCTGGTTAATTGTGTTCAAATCCCACGTAGTATTCTTGGTATACTGTCGGCGTAATAATTGTCACCGGCACAATCTTATTCAAATCCCTGAGAATCATTGGCGTCGCAGCCTCGTGTTCCATGAGCCGACTCCAAGAATTGTCTTTCTCCTTGTAATGGTGACCTGCCCCATCACTATATCCGTCCATTCCGGCGATAAACACCCGCTGCGCCCCCAACATGATTGCATATGCAGCAGCCAGCACCCCACCGGACGCCCCCCTGCTTACTACGCGGCCGTCAAAAAATTCAATCGACCCCACAGAAGATGGATACTCGTTCTCCACATCAAAATGGCCACCCATCTTGCTGGTCAAAACCAGGGTGCTTTTGGGATTCACATACTTACCGTACTTTTTGTATCGCTTCTTTGAAACAAACAGGTGATAGTCGGGAACAAAACGTCCCGCCAAGTGGTGTACACCTATGGTGGTTTTCCCATCTGCAAAAGCACGAATTACGTCAGCATAAGCCCCAACACTAGGGCCTGTTGCTATTACCAGCCAGTCGTTCAAGAGCGTCCTCCGCGATAGATACCAAGTCCAAACCATCGTCCCTGCGAATCACCTGTTTTCCCAACAACATGTCTGACTCTTTGGTGCCCGGAACCATCCACCCCCCGCGACGGCAAATCCTCCACAGCTCTGTGGATGGAAACGGTTGCGCCAGCGACAGCGAATAGCTGTCCACCTTGATATCTTTCGCGTAGCGCAAGGTATCGTTGATTTGCTCTTCGGTTTCCCCCGGCAATCCAATGATGAAAAATGCGTGTACTTTGAAGTAGTCTTTTGCAACGCCTATCGCTTTCCGTGTCCATTCAAGATCAAGGCGCTTCTTGATTACCGTATTGAGGATATATTCGTTGCCGCTTTCAACAGCAAATGTCATCTGGTAAAACCCCGCATCCCGCATCGTGGCAAATGTTTCTCGCAGCTCAGACTCTTTCTTTATGTAGAACCTGATTCCAGAAGGGTTGCACAGATGTATGCCAAGAGGCTTTAGCCCCTCGCATATGTCCATGAACCGAGTGCGATTTACCCCCATGCTGTCATCACAAAACTGCACCTCCTCAATCCCCGTAGTGCGAACCGCCTCCGTAATATCTTGCACCACGCGCCGTGCCGATTTCGGACGAAACTTGTGGCCGAAGTGGTTCGCCGTAGAACAGAAAACACAATGTTCCGGGCAGCCCCGCGATGTCTCATAGAGGATGGTCTTTCGACTCTTGGGAAATGGATTTTGGGGAAGAGCTTTTGTCCAATACTTTTCCATTGGCAAAAGTGACCAATCTATCTGGGGGCTTTTGTCCAAATCGTCTAACCGCCCAAGGTGAACAATGTCGGGCAAACTGTTCAGTCGGTCAACAACCTCCAGAATCTTCTGATCCGCCTCCCCGCACACAACGGAATGAAACCCAAGCTCCCTGACATCACGAGCATTGAGGCTGGCATGGTTTCCCCCAATGATAATGGGAATACCAAGCGAAAGCAATTCAAAATACACAGCCCGTACAAGGGGGTATTGGCTGGTTGTCAGACAAGTAATGGCAATCAAGTCTGGACTGAATTCTTCCACCCGGCGCCGGATACCGTCTGGCATCAGTCCATAATAGTCTGTTTCCTCATCGAAGCGAATGGTTTGATCAATGCCCTCAATTACGCTGTCCAAATACAAAACCTCATACCCCGCACGATTCAGGGTAGTGGCAAGTATGGCAAGCGCCAAATTGGGCTGCGCCCTCCTATGAACATTCTTGGACAAATCACTTACTGGAGAATGCAGTATTCGGTATTGTGGAGAAATGAGAACTACGCGCATTTTGCATACCTCCTCAGCCACCACTCAACCTGCCCAAGTTGCCATTCGTAATCCACGTCTATCCCCGCCTCGTTCTCAATGCCATAGCACGGCACATGGAGCCACCGCTGTGGGGGAAGCCCACTGTGAAGCATACTCATGTTCTCCCTTCTCACCACAGCACACCCACAATCATAGAACCAAGCATCACCGGCAGAATTACGATCACAACTCGCGCCGCCATGATGGTAATGCCACAGGCTTTCCCCGCGCACCCTTGCTCTTGTTGGGTGAAACATGTTGTACTTCGACACCGTACAAGCTGAGGCATATCCATCCTGAAGTGCCCGCAACCCGTCAGCAATGTGGAAATCTGCAACTGTCGGGGCGTTGGCCATCAACAACACCAGTATTGGCTCAACCACTCGCGCCGCACAATGCTGGTATACATCCTCGCCCAGAGCCTCATCAGTTGCCAGTTCCGGGGGGCGATGCAACCTCTCCCCATAGGCTTTTGCAATCTCGTGTACATCTTCATCGTCGGTGGAGTAGTATATCTTGTCCACCATCTTCTGAGCCGCAAGCAGAGGCCACTCACACATTGGCCTACCGCAGACCACATGGGTGTTCTTGCCGGGAAACCCCTTCGACCCCTTGCGACCAATCAGGATTGCTGCAACCATGATTTTGTCCCCGGAAAATCAAACATGAGTGACTTGGGATTGTAGCAGTAAATCGGAATCTTGCACACCCCACTCTTAAACCACTTCTTCATTTTGTTATATGCCTGATGGCGACCGTGAATTTTTCTCTTTGCCCAACCGCCCCCAACCAACCCATAGTTCCTGACTTGTTCGTGTTCCAAGAAGAAAAAACGATAGTCATACAAGTCCACTCCAGCAACCAATGCTCGCTCATATCCATTTTTGACCGCCCAATGAAGACATTGGGTTATGCTAGATGCCCTCCACTCCCGATCTGGGACATATTCACACATTCTCAGGTTTCCAAGCATCGGCATTTGATAATCTCGTGCCACAAAAATTGTGTTCTTGTAGCACGGCGCAGAAGCCTCTTTGACGTATATCTCAAATGCTTCTTCAAGCGTATGTCCCAACTTGGCTATCTTCCTGTCGTGCCGAATGTCTCCAACCAGCATGTAAGTAGGCTCGATCCACCGCTGAAACACAAACCAGTTCACACCAATAGAATCAAACTGACGAAGCTCATCCCACTGCTCATCAGACAATTCGTTCAGACTATACCCACACCCATATATTGCCAATGTTTTCATTTTAGATATGCCACCGTGTTGTTACTGAATGGACGAAATTTGTACCCCTGCCCCTTAAGCAGCGCCCTCACCTCATCATTATCAGGCAGATCCTTGCTTTCATATATCAGCACCTTGGGTCTTACGTTGAAATCCATGCTCTTGATTATCTTGCCATCATACCCCTCGGTGTCAATTACCAACACATCAAGGCGCTCTATGCCGTAACGCTCAAACAACTGGGAAATTGTAATGCACTTAACCCGAATAGTGTGAAACGGATGACGACTTACCTTGGGATGAACAATCTCAAGGCCACTACACACCTCGTGTCCATCACACACATGAAAGTCCTTGGTTCCGGCGGACTCGGCAATAGCAACATTCTCAAACGCCAGCCCCCCAACTCCCCGATAGGTTTCTTTCAGCCGTTTAAATATGTGTGGAATCGGCTCAACGAAAACCCCACGCCACCCGAAGGTCAACACGCGCTCACGAACAAAGTCCACCCCATCATTTGCGCCAATTTGTACAAACGACAGACCATCACGGTTCTTAAAGAAATGCTTAAATAGTGCCATTCATCCCTCCAAGAACCTTGTCCATTCTCCGCATCTCTTCTCCCATGACCACCTCTCCTTGGCTTCTTGAATTGCTCTGTCAGATTCTGGTTTGGGATACTCAAGGCAACACTCAATTCCCTCTCGAATGTCCGGCACGGTTCTGGCCACAACGTCTTGTGCCTCTATTTCGTTTGGTATCGTAGAAACAATGCCTCTCCCACAGGCCAGCGCCTCTAAGACTGAAAGGCTAAGCCCTTCGCTGGATGACGCACACACATATATATCAATCGTGTTATACCATGCCGGCATTTCATACAGTGCTAGATTTCTTGGAGCCAAACAAAGCTCATACTCGTCATTGTCCATCCAGTCATCATCATACCCATCACTACCATACTCCATATTTAACGCTGGTTCAACAAACTCTTTGACACCCTTACGCCAATCATGTTTGGGGTTATACGCACAACCGATCTTCATCTTGCCACCACCAGAATAATGGCACGGCACACGCTCGCGCCGAAACAGCCCCACATCGACTCCGTTTGGGGTATAGGATGCGTATGGAAACAGTCTGTGCAATCGTTCTGAGACAACATTCACCCCCCGGAAAGTGGAAAGAAACTCGTGAAGATCATTCGGCGGAAGCACGTCCTCGGTCGGGGTGGTCTTGTGTCCGTCCCACTGATGGTGCCCGTGTACCCCAACGAAGGTTCTGTCCTTGGGCAGAAAGTCCACCTTGTCCCAATATTGATAACCCATCACGAGGAATCTGTCAGCCTTCGACCGCTTGATTTTCTTCGCGTCCGTCTTCGCTGCAAAGACCTCAAACTCGTGTTCTGACTTATTGAATTTGATAAGCCCCTGAGCTATGCGGTCATAGGCCCAGCCCCACTTGTCAATTATCAGGCAGATTCTCACGCAAAAACCTCACCAAATTTCGAGTACAGTAGTCCCTCGGTTTGCCCTCATAAAACCTTTTGGTTCTCTCTATTCTCTCGTGTCCAACAAAACGCTTCCCATCCCATATAGAGGTGGGCACACCATACCGTATCATCTCTTGGTTTGGATAAGACAACTGTTTTATGTTTACATGTTCCTCAACAAACTGGGCACATTGCTCAACCAGCGGCTGTGCCCAATTGTAGTCCTTGTCCTCCGAGTACACAATTTTGTGCCGCGTACCACTCAGAACTTCCGCATAGTATTCCAGCCTGTCGAGAAACTTGCTCCGCATCTTCCATATGATGTGCCTGTCGCGCAGCCGCTCAACCAACGAGGCGACCACCTTCCCCGTTGGGCCCTCCATCGTCACCAGCACCCGCCCCTTCTGCGGGTCGCGGCGGAACCGAGGCGAGGGGTCGAAACAGGGCACGGCAAACGGAATCACGGGTACGGAATTCGGCGAAGCATTGTCCATCATCGCAATATAATCCGCCCTCAGCCCGCCCTTGTTCTTCCTCTTCTGCTCCATTTCCTTGGCGTAATCCACCATTACCACCCGGCCACGGAATGAGTTTGCACATTCTATAGCCCCCTTGTCTTTTCCCTTGTACCACCAGCTTGACGGCACAAGATAGTAATCCCCATCGGGAACATTGTGGGGGTCTGATATGGGTATATACTCAAAATGTTCCCGCTCGGCAACATGCCGCATTCGACTTTCCCGGCGGGGTTTGGTGAAATCAACAATACGCACGGCGCTGCTCCTCCAAGTGCTTCTTGAGTGCCGGGGTCAGTTTCATCTTCACCTCTAGACATTGAAGTGTATCAATCCCAAGATGATGACATATGCAAGCGCGATGAGATCCATCCACACGTACACCGGGTTCGGCCACACGAACAAATCCCCGAGAATAGTCAAACCCGTTCTCCCGAATGCTCTCAATAAGCTCGTCAAACTTCTGCATCCGCGCCTCAATCCAGTCATTTGACTTCCCGTTGTTCTGGTGAAATATAATGTATGTCCGATAGTTCCCCTCAAGGTAATCGAGATGCCGCTGACAATCCCCCGCAATCAAGTCTTCCGTTTTCACCACAACGATTTTGCCACCACGATTCGATGCCTTGCGCTTCTCCTTGCACGACTTAATGCCTACGTACTTCATCAATATACCCCGCTAGTTCATTGTAGCGCACTTCGCTGGTGTGGTATTTCAGAAAATGCTCATGCCCCGCAGCAGCAATGTCCTCTGCCGCATCCATCTTCTTCAAAATGTCGTTTGGTGTATCAAATTTGATACAGTGCTTTCCGTTCACGTAATCATTGCGCACGACATGGGGTGTCGTTGGTGACGCCAAACAGCTACCCACAGCAGGAATCTCCTGGTATCGGAAGCAGCAGTACCCATTCCCCTGAAAGCTTAAAGATACCTTGCTTTCGCCGATTAGTGACAGATATTCTTCGCGGGGCAGTTTCCCCTTGCCCCCCTCCTTGTAGAGCTTGAATATCGACCCCTCGGGAGCGACTTCCCGTATTTGACCGATCCAATGCTGCCGTGACGGGTGACTCTTAGCACCGCAAAAGGATATCGGCACCCCGGCAGACTTGTACTGGGACAGATCGGGAGAGGGGATGGAAAATGGATGCACCCACGACGGATACTCCACATGCTCCAGATACTCTCTCAGGAGGCAAATAACCGGTCTCAAATCCATCCTGAGTCTATCCCCTATGCCACGCTCGTCATCAAGGTTACAATCGTCTAGGAGGCCGTATGGGCGCCCCAAACCCTCGATATACGAAACCACCTTCTTGGCAATCTGGGGATAGGTGTATCTGGCCTTCTTGAGCCGCCGAACCCACTGTTTTATCCCCAACACAAACACCCAATCCCCAAGCTGGGGGTACTGCCCACAGTCCACATCATTCCACGAAACGGTAGTGACATCCGCACCAAACCAACCCTGTATCATATTGATACGCTCGTCCGTGAAATACGTGCCCCCAATGATTATACTTCCTGACATTCTATCTCCCTGTGGCCGAGTGCCAACCATGCCGCCGCCCGGTGGTGTCCATGCTGTATCTCATCATCCCGCACCTCTATGGGCTGCCGCATCCCCTTTTTCGCCAAGCTCTTGAGCAACAGATTGTACTTTTCGGCCTTCTTGTCGGGGTCTTTCCCCCGTGATTGCTGCCAATCTCGGTACACCCAGCAGTCCATTCCGGCATAATATGCAACCGCATGGGCATAGTGGGGAGTCAAACAAACAATGGTGTGTTGCAAATTCCCCTCTTCGTCGAGCCGGAATCTCAGCTCTCGGATTTTCCTTGTAGCCATTTCCAAAACCTCCCATTCCGCTGTCTGGCTATACGTTCAATTTTCCAAACCCGCATTCCGAATTGTTCCTGCAACGGCATGTCAAACCGCTTCATCTGCTCTCGGGTTGACTTTCTGTGTCCCCAAAGCCGCTCATACTCTCGCTGTTCGCTCCAAGGCGGACAGCTATGGATTCCAACAGGACATTGTTTGTCTGCAATAGAGATATTATCATGTCCAACCGTGCGTTCAAAAATTCGGTCAATTTTACCGAGTCTGTTTGCCCTGAAACCTCCAATCTCCCGACAGCGGGGAACTTTGTAGACCTTAATTCTTCCAGCAACTCGGCGGGTGTGCGGCTCATAGAGCTTCCCCCTGTGCATGGTGGTTTTGGCTGGCAGCGTGTCCAACATGAACTCCACCGCAGCCGGATGCAGAAACATGTCATCGTCCACGCGCAGCATCAACTCGGTGGGACACGTCTCCAACGCAAGGTTGTTTGCCTCAACCCACCCCTTGTTGTGAATGGTGACAATGGGCACCTTGTAGGTCTGTTCCTCCAGCGCCCGCATGGCATACGGGTAACTCGACCGCCCATTGGTAATCAAGAAGGCCGTAATCACAACCACTCCTTGAAGAAATCATCCCACGCCCTGTATTTGATTGACCAGTCCCAGTTCTCAACCATCTCCCGCCGTATATCTTCTCTATTGGGGTGGTGCCCACAATGATATTTCCCAAGCATCATACACAATTGCTCTGTGTTACGATACTTAACGGCACTATGAACATCTGGCATGTTACCAACCGGAGTGGTAAGTACGGGAACCCCACACGACATTGCCTCTAATGCCGGATTTGGCGTACCCTCAGAATCGCTGGTTACCACATACACCCAGATAGACCGATAATACTCCCGCATGTTTTGAGGTTCTAGCCGCTGCCTAGTGTCGTGTTTTGATGTTTGCAGGGGAACCCAATTTAGCGGCAACCTGTCTTCAAGGCACATAACTATGTCATAACGCTTGGCATATCTGTCAACATTCCCCACCCACCCAATACCACCGCGAGAGTTTGCCCTATCACTAGGTGTCCAGAACTTCGTGTCCACCCCGTTCTCTGTCAGCACAGGACTGAATTCCTTTAGTTCCTCCAGCAGCAGTCGATTGTTCACGCTTATCCTGTCAAACTTCCCCAACTCCTTCTTGTCATATTTGTGACTGGTCACCGATGCCAGATACTTGCGCTTTCCGTCAAACTTGACCTTTTTTGCAAGCGAATAGTGGCTGAAGTACACAACCTCATATTTATTGAGGGTTGGTACATCGTCAGCGTACACATCCAGATACGGCATGTAGTTGTCCCGCAGGAACTTCATCCGCGTATGCTGCACCCGCCCCGGCTTGCCACAAATGCACGCTATCCTTTTACCCACAACACGCTCCTGACTATCTTCTTCCCGCCATAGAAGTTCAGGCACCACTCCTTTGCCCCATTAAACGGTGCCCACACAGCCCTCGGATAGTCACCAAACTGCTTAATCAGCCGCGCCCCCTTGGCCCGAAACAGATCCATCATTCCCTTGGCGTTCACGATATACTTCATCCTGAAACCGTGAAACGTAAGTATGTCCATCGTCTCGCGGAAGTCCCGATTCTCACCATAGGCTTTGGGGTGAATCTCCATGAGTATCTTCACATGCTCGTTGTGGGACAGTATTTTCTTGGCCCCACGGATTGCCTCGACCTCTGCCCCCTCAATGTCCATCTTGATGAACACCCCATCGTCGTTGAATCGGGCATGGGTATCCAGCGTCGTACTCGAAACGTGCTTCTTCTTACCCACCTTCCGGGCTATGGAAGACTGGTTAGGTTTCTTCGACAGGTAAATATTCACCCCCAAGCAATGGTCAGTCACCGCATCCTTGAACACCAACACATTCCCCAACTTGTTCAACTCAAGATTCTTCTCCAGCAGCTTCCGAGAACGCTTGTCTGGCTCAAAGGCAAACACCTTCTCACACGCCGTGGCTATGGGAAGGGTGGTATACCCAATGTTTGCACCTATGTCATACCCCAACGTACACCCCTTGACCTCCTCACGAAGCACCCACATGAACGCAAATTCCCGGCCACCCTTACGAATCAACTCGCGGCCTATCCCCGGAGCGTTCGCATCAAGCCCCATCCTGAAGCCCTCTATGTCATATGCCCTAGCACTCACAGCAGCTTCTCCTCTTGTGCTACAAGTTCGTCATATGTCCACATTTGTGGCACATCAAAAAACAAATAAAGGGCCGCAGCACGAATATCCACCGATGGCGACGAAAGAAAACACTTCCGCGCCAGCTCGTGTCCAGCCAGCCTAATGTGTTCAAATTCTCCTGCAAGCGCTCGCTCCAAATTTCCATCCCATACAAAATGCTTGTCTGGCAGCATCACATTAAACGGGTACTGGCGCAAATCGTTGTCAACCATGAGGAGGGAGTTACACAACAGCGCCTCCCACTCTCTCCGACACCGCTTTCCAAGCCCCGTATACGATGGACACACCCTCGATTTTGCCATCATCTCAAGGTACTTCTTGCGTCCATATTTCGTCCCACAAATCTTAACACGTTTGCCGCTAAATCCACGAAGCTTCCTTTTTCGCCCGCCACGCAATTGCCCACAAAAAAACACATCCAGCTTTTTCTTTTGCCTTATCAGTTCCGGGTGTCGGTAAATAGACCACGGCACAGCCGCGCTTGGGCGATACGCCCCAACTCTCAAGTTCCCGTCCGAGCAAGTGGCGCTGTTTTCTTTCACATAAATATCAACCCACCGAAACTCATCCAACAGCGATGGCTCCGGCCGATAGTCCGAAAAAAGAATGCGCTTTCCCCTGAAGCCCCCAATCTCCCCCCCGCGATATCTCAACACCATCACATATGGATAATCTGAACGCCACTCTGTTCTTATACACCGCAACATAGACCTGTTCGCCACAACGGGAAAACCCGGAACAGTAGACTTGACAAACGACGTGTCGCCAAGAACCTCGGCATAGTGTTCTGGGCTTTCAAACACTAAGAAAACCATCTGTTCTCCGCTTCGACAACATCCCCATATGTCCACATCTGGGGCACATCAAAAAAGGTGTACAGCGCCGCCATCCTGATGTCTATACTTGGGCTACACATCCAGCACTTCCGAGCAAGATCGTATCCGGCACAGGCAATTTTCTCGTTCCATTTGGCCTCAAATGAAAAGTGCTTTCCCGGCTGCATGACAACAAACGGATAGTCCACCAGCCTCTCGTCCTGCACCAGCAATGCCCCCGTAAGCAACGCCTCCCACTCCCTGCGGCACCTGTCCCCATACCCCCTAAACGAGGGGGCCATCCGCGACCGGCCCATCTCCTTGAGATATTGCGGGCGACCATATGTGTGTTCATCGCCCCATTTGCCCTTCAGCCCTGAATGAACCCACTTCTTCACATGCCGCTTCCGCGCCTTGTGCATGTCGCCACAGAACAACCAATCGCGCACACGCCTCTCGCACCATTCAATCTTGTGTTTCTTGAGCAAAAACGGCACCTTCATGCTGGGACAGTAACACCCAATCCGCACATTATCACGGTCTGTGTTACGATACGAATTCTCCTTTATATACACATCCGCCACACTCACAAATGGCTCCCAATACCGGCCCTTGTCTCCACCGTCTACCACACACAAGCGCTTGCCCCGAAACCCCCTGACCCATTCCGTCTCGCTCTCATACTTGCCCTTGTAGGTATTCAGGAGTATGACATACGGTGCGTCTGGCTGCCATGTCGTATAGGCATACTTCTTCATCGTCTCGTTGCCAACAGTCGGCCATTTCTTGAAGGGTATCTTCACAAACGTATCGTCGTGAAGCACCTCCTTGTACTGCTCGACGCTCTCAAAGGCCAAAAGATTCATGCATCGCCTTCAGTATTTTGGGAACCGCATTTGGCTTGGGCTGCGCCGCAGGGGCTGGCTTCTCAAACCACTCGGCCAAGTTCTCTATCCGCACGCCTCCCCCTCGCGCAGACAAAAACTTCTCTCGCTGGTTTGAGTCAGGATACTTCACCAGCCCCGTGACGTTGGCCCACTTCTTCCCGCTGCCCATTACCCACAGCGCAGATGTCCCCCCAAAATTCAATATGTACTCATGGGAGTTGATAAGCCCTATAAGGTTAGTGTCCTCCACCGTGACTGGTTGCTGTAGATTTGGCGCAACAAACTTCTCAAGTGCCGATTTTGTGCAGCGCCGATACGGGGCGGGATGGGTCTTGATTGTGATTTGGATCACAGACGCGGGCAGACAATCAATAATACACCGCAGAAATTCAATGTTGTTCCGCGTGGTTATTTCTTTGGCCCAATCCTGCCGAATCGGCGAAACGTACCCCCTGCCGCCACCGGGATGAAGAATCAACACCGTGTTGGGACGGTAATCATCCGTAATCAAATCCCGCATCGGATTGCCGGTGGTAATTGTTTTTCCTCGCCAGTAACAGGAATCGCCCACATAGGGTATTCCAAATATGTCATCCCGCGAATTGTCATACCCAAGGTATTGGTCACAAATGGGGTGTTTCTTGAGAGTATATTTCACCCTGTCCAAATGCTTAATTGTTAAACCAATGGTGCCAGCAAGATACGCCACGGTGTTCGGAGCGGAAGCCGCAAAGTCGCAGGGTCGTGCGCGGTAAGCCTCGATATTCACATCGTGGTCAGACACCACCAGTTTCAACTCGTGACCCATCTCTATGAGCGGGTCTACAAGGTGCAGGATAGCCCTGTACCGCTGCATCATACATCTACGAAAGGCGAGCTTCAAGCAGCTTCTCCACGATGTCCCAATCTTCGGGGGTGTCTATCTCTGTGGCTGTCTCTGGGGGCATCATATACATACCTGTATCACCCCAGATACGGGGTTCGCCCCTCATACAAGCGCCCGCGCTAGTTATGTATATAGCCCCGTTTTCCATGCATATCTTTTTAATCTCGCCACGAAACGGTCGTGTGCTTGGATTATAATTAATTGGACAACCATCCTCGTCCCAATAGAAACAGCACCTCGGATTTACAACAGACAGAAGACTGTCGTGCTTTGTACTCTTATCAACAGCCCCGTCTATATCCTTGCCAGTAGTCAGCGGGCTTGTCGCCTGAAGCATCACCACTACGTCATCCGGCTCACACTCAGACCAACAGAAGTGCCGCAGAACATCGTCCGAGGTTGCGGTATCGGTAGCAAGCCATGCGGGACGATACAAAACTCGCACACCAAGACATGGCTCGATGTGCCCAACAATGTCTTCGTCATAGTCGGTACTCACCCACACCTCGTCCACAGATTTGGCCCCCAAAGCCGCATCAATAACCCAATAGCATAGGGGCTTGCCGCACATCTCCTTCATGTTCTTGTTGGGAATGCCCTTACTCCCCGCCCGAATTGGTATCAGCGCTCTAGTCTTCACCCTTGAGCTTCCTCCGGTTGGGGACTTCGCAATCGAGGATGTCCTTCTCCTTCACGCCGCTTGCCACCCGCACATTCCGCAAGTCCCGCACCAGCCGCTTCATGCCGTCAGGCTCCAGCGACGCCGCGTGGTCTGTGCCCTTCCACGTCCTGTCCAGCGTGAAATGCCGCTCAACCCATTGTGCCCCACGCTCCACCGCCGCAATATCCACCGCAATGCCACGATGGTGACCGGAGAACCCCACGGCCGCCGCATGTGACCACTCTCGCCGCAACAGGTCAATCTCAGCCAAGCACACGTCCTCAAATTCCACCGGATATGCCGACGTACAATGGTACACCACAATGCGCCCCTTCCACTCACTCGTAAGGCGGCGCAAATTGTCCCGTTCGTCCTTGGTCATCATGCCACAGGACACATGCAGCGGCCCCTCGTATCGCTCAAGTATCCATGCCATCATGTCAATATCGTGGTTCTTCGCAGACGGTATCTTCAACAGGTCTGGCCTCATCTCCACCAACTGCCGCGCAGAGGTCTTGTCCCACACAGAACACCCATACCCTACACCATGCTGGTGGCACAGGTCGCGTAGGGTATAATGCTCCGGCATGGAAAATTCCAGCGCCTCACGATGCTCCCCATATGTTGCTCCAAAGGAATTCGGCCCATCGTATGGACGCACATACTGCTCATCGGTCAGCAAGTCCCACACGCATCGTTTCTGGAATTTAACGTAGTCTACCTTGCAATACGTTGCAGCAACCACCACCATCTCTCTGGCAATGTCCAAATCGCCCTGATGGTTGCAGCAGCACTCACAAATAACCCTAGCCCCACCCGATGTTGTTTTCAAAATACTCATCTGTTGTCCTGTCTTTGAGTCCCAAATCCTTCAACAGCTTTCGGCGCCGCGCCTCAAGCCCCCTAAGAACTCGCTTTGAAAACCCGTGCTTCTTGAACCATTTCAGCGCATATGGCCGTCGCACCTTTGTACTCTCCGGAGGCCATTGTACTGGTATCTCACTTATTCCATTCAGTATACAGCACGCAAGGCGGTGCGACCCGTTCACAATTTCCAAGTCCCGGTCAAGCCGTATGCCCTTCACCGACATGTCATACCCCTTCTCGGCAAACGACTCCAGCAGCGCCAGAAAGTCCTTGACGCGCCTCTTTTCATATCCCGACGGCCACTTGTTTGGGCGAATCTTGCGTATCTTGTTGATGCGAATATGCTGCATCTTCCGATACTGCTTCCACCATTTGCCCCCCTCTTCGGCACACAGCAGCCGCATAATCATGTCCATGCGATTAAACTTGCCGTTGCGATACTGACTGTCCACAACTTTGGCAACAGAAATGAGCTTCACCGGATTAAGTGCCAATTCTCACCCTCCATACCCAAATCCGTTGCCGAATAGAACTGCGTTTCCGCAAATTCATCCACAAGCTTCTGCAAATACCGATACATCATTTGCACCTTGGCAGCCCCCTGGTTCTGGTGGGGGCGATTCGCCTTAATCAGGTACTTGTCGCGGTAAAAATCAAACCCGAACAACCACACCTCACTCGGGCTATTCTTCGCCAGCATAAGCCCTATGGCATACAGACCGGTCGTGGGCCACGCATTGCCGTTGTCTGACCGCCTCGCCGCCGACGTAACCCCACGAAGCAGCTTCTTCCAGCCTATCGGCAAATACCCCCGGTCGTACATACACGGGGGGCGAGTGTGAACCTTTGTCTGCTGGGGTATGGATTGCAGCATCCGCTTCATGTTCCGTATATTGTCCACCCCAAGCGCATTCACCCATGCCGTTTTGACATTCAGCCTCTCGTATGTCTCCCTGGTTAGCACCGTTGCGTTTTTACGGCCGAATACGTGCTCTATCGTTCCGTCTTCCGCAGTCAACCCTATGCGCCGCGACTCCTCGGAACAGTCATTCACAAGATAGATCAGGTCAAACAACGGCCTCGCCGGAATGGCGTTCCACAGCGCAAGGCTCTTTCCCCTTCCCAGAACGGCACACCTCATAGCAACGTCTCCATGAACTCAATATACTGTTTCGCCACGTTCCGTATGTCTATGTGATCTGTCTGTGGGGGTTCCCACTTCAGCGAGGCCCACATGGCACTCGCAATCTTGTGTCGATCCACCAATGGGGGGTGATACAAACGCACGGATTTGCCGTAGTATTCCGGGTCGATTTCCACCACATGCTCTGGGGCAATTTCCCGCGTGCCCCCCACGTTGTTTGTTATCACCGGACACCCACACATCTGTGCCTCGACAACGCTGTTTGGACACCAATCAAGATACGCAATGTGTATTGACGCCACCGCATTGGTCATCAGCGCCTCAACCACATCTTGGCTCACCGTCCCCATAAAACGCACATTCGGCACACAACGAGGAGTAACCTTACCTAACACAACCAGCTCTGCATTGGGAATGTTAGCTAGTCCAAATGCCTCAACAATGTCATTCAGCCGCTTGTGTGGGCGCCATCTGGCACATGCCACAAAAGTACGGTCATAGAGTGTTGCCAGCTTTGAGCGCCGCCTCACCACCGGAGCGCCGTTGAATATCACACGATTGGGTATTTTCAGCCCATACGTGGCATACCGCTCGTTCATCTGTTTGCAAAACTGCGACTGATACACTATCCCATCAGCCCGCTTGGCGTGATGCCGTATTTCGTCATTGGGCTTCTTCATCGGACGGTCTGAGTTTATGTGTACCCCGTTCAACCGCAGAATCCGTGGCGCCCCCGTATCCCACTTGAACGATATTCTGTCCAAATAGATGTCGTGCTTTTCCTTGGGAGAGCGTACAACCTTGTGACCCTGCCGCTCAATTTCGTCAGACAGGCGACCCAGAAACTTGTCTTTCCCCGTTGTTCTCCGGCGACTCACATGGATGAGAACTACCACGTTATCCCCTCCGCACGCAAAAGACGCCTCAGCTCATCGGTCTGTTCTTTGTTGTACTTTGGGTGAGCATTGCGGTATGCCTGCATAGATTTACCATGTATGCGGTAAAAAGCAAGCTTCGAGTCTATCTTGTGCATCTTCACGCCGCGATGTTGAAATAATCGCCACATGAATTTATCCGAGCGAGACCGCAGGGTTGCCGGATAATACCCATAATTTTTATGCAAATCCCGCCGATACAGAACCCCCTGAGCATGTATGTCCGGGCGCCGGTCAAAAGACAGTCTGTGCTGCTTCCGCAGAGCTTGAGCATATCCTGCCGTGGAGTTTTTGCCATCCAACTTGTAAGCTATCCCATGAACAAAATCGGCACCTGTTTCCTCAATGGCCTTGAGGGGCTTGGTGATTCCCACGAGCGTTAGCATATCATCGCTGTCTAACATCCTGATATATGGAGAGTTAGCGGCCCGTATCGCGGTGTTTTTTGCCGCAGAATAGCCGAGATTCTCCGCATGGGCCAATACCCGTATGCGGGAATCAACCGATTCCATCATCCGGGCGAACTCCAACGAGCGGTCGGTGGAGCAATCGTCCACCACAACTACCTCAATATCTCTCTCTGGCTGGCAGATACACGACAGCAAACAATCCACGATGTGGCGATCATAGTTATAGAGGGGCACACAGACACTTACTTTCGGCACAATATCCCCACAAACTTCTCCATGTTGGAGTGTCTGCTCCCTATCTTCGGCCACGCATATTGGAAAAACCGTGGTATCTTACGGAAGTCAGGGCGGAGAATAGCTTCGACCGCCTCCTCAATTGTGTCAAAGAGGTGTGCAGTCTCTTCAGTAGCGTAGTCCCGACAACCCCCACGAGGGCTGCGCCGACACACAACCAAACACCCACATAGACCCGCTTCCAGCGGTACATTGTGAAAGCCCTCCAGTTCTGATGGTGCAAACCATATATCACATTTTTGGTATATTTCCCGCATCTGCTCTTCGGTCTTGTCCGGGGCACCCGTGTGAATCACCTTGAACCGCTTCTCGTCCAACCGCCCCAACAAATCGAGGCACATATCCCACCGCTTCGTGGGGTGATGCATGTTCTTCAGACACCCAACAACTATCGGATCTTGTATATTTTCCGATGCCTTGAACCCTGCCATGTCCCACAGGTCATCACCCTCTGGCTCCCACAAATCGTCAATCCCGGCATAGCACAGTTTTGACTTGACACCATGCGATTTGAGCCAATCCCGCAAGTGTTCGGCGTTCACTATGCAATTCACCCACTTCGCCCGCTGAATCAACTTCTCCTCGGGCATCTGCCACAGTTCCTTGCCACGTATCCACCAATAAACCGGCTTTCCCCGAGCATATTTGACGGCATTCTTCACATCCCGTGCACTGACAGCTACGACCACACCATCACCCTCTGGCACCTGCTTGATTGGCTTGGGGTGAGAGAACCATGTGAAAGCATCATAGGACGCCACAACGTCTACATGGTGACCTAGTTCCCGCAGCACCTCGGCAGACTTGAGGATGGTGCGGGAGCCGCCATTGTTGTCTAAACCAGACTTGGGCCCCGAGGCGTGGAAGTAAATGTTCACAAGGTGTCCCTAAGAATTGACACAAGAAGCTTCTCCGCGCCACCATAATCTGGCCCTGATGGCAATGATGATCTCACATGCGCCTCTCGCGCCAACTCAAATAGCCTGTCAGCTTCACGCTGTACGCGCTCAAGAGTCCACTCGCCACGCTTAATGGCCTTAAGCTCTGGGGCATCTTCACGAAACACATGCAACTCACCCTCCACTAAATACTCAATGCCCATTCTGAGAAGACGCACAAGGTGTGCCGCGTTCTTCGTGTCATACCCATGCCTATCAACCAACTGCTTGCGCTTCTGCCCCATATATCCCTGATATGCACCATGTGTCATACGATGTAACTGCCCGTGGGCGTATCCCACAAAGCTGTGATATGCCTTTTTCGACACAAAAAGGGTACGGTTATCAATAAGGCGCTGGCCTGCGGGGGAAATGTGTATGTAGTCCTTGCGCTGGAGCCAGAGCAACCCCAGAACGTTTGGGTTCTGCTTGAGCAACAAACACACATACTTTCGCAACTCGTAGATAACCGAGTCCCACACACCACGCTTACACTCCCGCTGCTCAAACTTCTTGAGCCCATAATAGCACTCAATCGGCCCAACCGCACACCCCATGATGTCCTTGTCGTCTATCGAGTCAGGGCCAACAATCTGTGTACCGTGTGATATTGAACCCATATACCCAAGTAAAATTGTGTTTGGGGGCACAATGTGTGCAATATCTTCCGGTGACATATTGGCTATTTTGATCACGCCACCTCCGGAAAGTTGAGACGCGCAAATTCATCACCGCCCTGTCTTCTAAAGAAGCCCGTTTTTGTCAATAGCATGAAGCACCCTCTCTACCGGCGGATTATAGTCACAGTAACCCGTTCTTCTCGATTGCCCGCAGCACCTTCGCCACGGGCGGATTGTAGTCATCCTGATCCAGCACATATGCCGGAGTGCCCAAGGGGTTCCAATCACGGACGTAACGGTTCCAATTGCGCGACTTTTTCCACCCCACCCGCCACCTTCGCCGATCCGTAATCACCAAGTGGTTCAACCCACACAGGCTTGCCAAGTGTGCCGGGCCGCTAGACTCTGCAATAAACAAGTCAGAATTACACATGATGTTACACAGCTCTTCCAGCGGCACCCCGCGCTTGTCCCCGCCCCAACACCGCGCCCCATCGTATGTGCCCACAAAAGCAATCTGGTATCCATTCAGCTCCTTCACCAGCTCCTGCCACTTCTCGTCCGGCCAATTTCGATGAACGCCCTTGTTCAAATTCCGGGCGTGTATCACAACATCGTACCCCGGATGAGAACCAAGCACCCCATAGCGTATGAACTCCTGCTTCAGGTGCTTTTTTCTTTGCAGCCGCTTGGTATAGTGTACCTCTGTCACCTCATCCTCTGGCTCACCCGTATACTCAAAATCACTCACCAAATACCGCTGCCAATCCTCGCACTCCACTTTTACCTTGTGCTTCTGTGACAAATACCGCAAATGCCCCTGCCAGCGCATCAGAAACCACCCAAACTCAGCATTCGCCTTCTTGGCAAGTATCATCCCCAATACTCCCCCTCCACCAGCAACTTTTCATCCACCCTGTCACCGTGGCAGTAGTTCGCCAAGTTCTCCCCGTGGATTATCTGCACCCACCGATGCCCACCCTCCAGCCGATGTACCTTAAACATCTCCCCAATTTTCGTATGTCTGTGCGCCAAAACCGTATGCACCTTCGTTTGCGGCTTCTCCACCAATGTCAGAAACGGGTTCCTGAGATACCGACAATGGTAGAGCTTCCTCTTCCTGGGATTCCAAATCCACCCTGTCGGAAACACATAAAGACCCGTTTTAGTGCGCCTAAGAAACCGCTCTTGGATTTTCTTGATGTAATCAACATGGAGCGCATCATCGTTATCCAACCGCGAGGTGATGAGCCGGTCAACCGTCGGCTTTCCAATCCGCACTTTAATCCCCTGCCTGAAATTGTTGGCAAACAGAATCTCGTGTTTGGGGTGCAAAATGGCCGTTGCTCGTTCAACGTAATGCCGTGGTGTTGCCGGATCAAAAACCACAAGCCATGTAAAGTTCTGGCAGGTCTGATTAAAAACAGACGGAACACAGTATTTCTCCCAGAGCCGGAATCGTGACACCATCCATTGTTCGGGGTCAATCCGGCCGCCCCCAACGGTCTTCTGTGCCCTTGAATAGATTCCCAAATTCCACCGTGTGAGGAGATAATGCTCAAAGGTGGGCGTTTGTCCTAGTTTCATAGAAGCTCTTGTCGCAATATGGTTCGGCGCCGCCCCACGGCTGCATCTTGAGCAGCTTCACCACCCGCCACGGAAACTTGTTGGTATATTTCAAGATTGACTGATTGTTTTTGAGCCACTTGGCACGCTTCATCTCTGAGCGTGGGTGCCATTGGTGAGTCAGAGTGCGCGGATACGATGAATATGTGCCCGACACATACCGCGCCCGCAGAGCCAAATCATTGTCCGGGCCAGACAGTTCCCGTATCCACTCGTTGGCCCCACCCATCTCCTTCCACAGACTGCGCCCAAACACGACCACCCCGCCCTCCTGAACACCGGGATTGGGCCAATCGTCCCTGTCCTTCCCGCCATCCTTTCCCCTGTAGACCAGCCGGTTCCAACCAAAGCCCCATTGGAGATTGTTCTGCTTCAGCCATTGTGTTACATCCCACACATATTCTGTTCCCTCCCCAATCACATCCATATCAGCAACAAACACCCACCCCGCCGTAGACTCTCTAAACCCTCGATTCACCAGCCACTGCTTGTTAAATTCGTCCGAATCATCATACATGGGCTTGAAATTAACTATCAGCCTTTTTTGTGACGCAATCCATGTTCTTTGTTGAACAAGATTGGCCTGTCGATATTTGTCTGGGCGCCAAACCGGCACTATCCAATCAACTGTTATCATGGTTGTTTCCTACAACGTCCGCGCAACGCCCGAAGGCTGCGCCTATAATCCCAATTCCATAGTGACCTGCGTAGCCTTTGGGCTTGCGCTGTTGCACGCTGTGCCGGGGCACTCCCCATGTCCGGCGCGCGCGTCTTCGTCTTGTCTGAAAAGGTTTGTCTGTGCATGCCAGCGTTCCAACCGCTTGACTGCCACATCAATCCATCGCTCATCTACTTCAATTCCGATTGCCTTGCGCCCCGTGTCCAGTGCGGCTATAAGCGTAGTGCCACTACCACAAAACGGATCGAGAACTGTGTCTCCGCGCATACTGTGCAAACCGACAAATTGACGAACAAGCGCAAGGGGTTTCTCGTTTGGATGTTCCCTGTCACGCGGGGGCATTGTGCGCACAATATTTGACACTGCGGTATCCGGGTCAGACCACCGCAACCGACCACCAGCGCGATGCGCAATCATCAGCATTTCGTGGTCGCGCCGATAGCGCCACCCCATGCCAGGGCCGCGTGCCGTCTTGTCCCAAATCACGGAATGGAAAAACACCAGACCGCAAGTATCCATGCGTTGCGCCACCCATGCGAACGTGGGACGCGGGCCGCCGCCGCCGCAGCAGCAGCAGCAGCAGCAGTCGCGCATAAGCACTCTTGCGGCCTGCACAAGCATGCCGTCAACTACATTCCGCATGTCGTCGGCACCGTCATTGGCTATCGCCTCTACCGGGCGCTGCCGTGCTCCGGCCACCCCAACGCGAGCAGCGGCAAGGTCTCCGTCGTTGTTCCCGTGTCCGTATGGCGGATCTGTCCAGAGTAACGCGACGGAATCAGCGGCCATGTCTGCCATTACTTCCCGGCAGTCGCCATGCCACAACGTCACGTCTTTTGTCTGGTATGCTATCTTCATTGCCTTTGTCTTTTCCCGCGCGCGCTTATAAATTGGTTGCCCCGGTATTGCATACAACTAGTGCTATGATCTACTTCTGTCCCTGCGCCCGTCCATGTACTCCCTAACATTGTCCAGTATCGTCTTGATTTCCTTGTCCTGTTCAACTATTGAACACAGGTGCTTCCACATTGGGTCTTCCTCCAGCCGAAACCACTTCTGGAAATTCCCGGCAGAAATCCGCCGAGCCATCTTGCGGTTTGACCCCCACCGACCGTCAAACTTGAAATCACCAAGATGAATTTCCTTGTACTTCTTGTGGCGCCTGTTCCCCCTCTTGGTGGGACACTTCATCCCTGCACCGGCACAGATGTCCCACAGCATCCGCTCATCATCCTCGCGGTATCTGCCTATTTCCCCCACCCTGACCTTCTCAAGCATCTCTGTGCGCAGTTCCTGGGTCTTCACATACCAATCAGGTACACGGGTCATCATACACCCACCAGCTATCCTCTTGGCCCGCTCATCTGTCCCAGACGCCCGCTTTGGCCCCCTGCGCGACCAGTAATCCTCCCCCCACGCATCGGCCTTGCGTGCATAGTAGGTAAGGAAATCTGGCTCGTGGGGCAGGAACACAAAGTCTACATCGGTGTGATAGACCCACTCGTACTGCATGTATTCACGCGGCCCCGGAAGGAACCGCAGCGCGTTTGTCGTGGACGTGTAATTTGGGAAGCCGGGGAAGGTGTCTTGGAGTATGAGCGGATACAAGTCCGCCTCACAGAGAGCCACCCGCGTAATGTGGTCAAGTTTCCCGCGAAGGAAAATCTTAACATCACATTTGACGGCCCGCTGGAGAGAATAGCAAAACAAGGGAATGTAGTGCTGAAAATGGTCAGCAGTAACCACCGTGGATACGCAGGCTTTCATGCCATCTCCGTAAGATTTTACAGGCCGATTTCCTTACAGGATTTCACCACCCGAACCTCTCCCTCGCTCACGCACTCTCGCGGCACCAACCAATCTGGATACCACAGGTCAAGCAATGTGCCATACTTCAGCGGGATAAACCCACAATGATGCGACCCGCCAATGTTCACCCGCTCCACAACGCCGCCATCTATCGCCCACGCTGGCACACCCTTGAACGTATAGCGCTTGAGTTTCCCATTCTTGGGACGCTTCATATCCACATCATACGTGTGCCAATAGTACCCATCATGCTTCACCCAGCAAAAAATGTCCACATGGACATTGCCCATCATGTCTGCAACATCTTCTCTGGGCTTCAGGCCCATGTAGAGGGTCTTGCCGGTTGTGTCTGAGACAATGCGGTTGTCCACCACCCACCCATTGCTCTTGCAAAAATTGGTGATGTAAATAGGCTGAAACTCGTCGTAGAAAACGCCCACATCCACATCGTCGCACTTCTTCGGGAATTTCGGCTCTTTGCCCTGCGCTACCCGCATGTCTGACCGCACAATGGACAACATGGTTCCAAAGCAGAAAAACCACTTCATGGGCCAGAAATTAAACCCGGAGCACACCACCCGGAAGATGTAGTCCCACCGAGGCTTCATTTGGTCTTGTGTGCCCCTTTGACCTTCCCCTTATTCACCGATGCGTAGAAAACCTCCATGCCCTTCTTGGAGCCGTACTGCTTCTGCATCGACTTCTTGACCTTTTTGCCCTTCTTCGTAAGCGGCATTACTTCTTCCTCTGTGGACACTTCTGGCCAGCCTGCTGGCGCCGCCCCTTGCCGCTTGTACGCTGCTGGTAGCTGCCCTTGTACGGGCCAGTGCCATCACGCTTGCCTCGCGCATTTTTACCCATTACTTCCCCCTTTTCGTATACTTGAGAACGCCAGATTTGCTCACACGGTTGGCAATCTTCTTGTTTTTCTCCCGTGCCTCTGCCCGCCGCTGTGCCTCAGTCTTTTTCTTCGCCATGCTGCATCTCCTCTGTTAGGTAATCCCCACGGACTACCGTTTCAATGTCTCCCAAAACCTCGTTTGAAAACAAGCGCCGCCACGTATGCCCGATTTTCCCGTGCTGTACGAGTGCCGCAACAATGTCCAGAATGAGAACCCGCGTCATCTCCAACTCTCCAAAGAGAGTCATAGAATGAGCTGTTTCGTCTTCAAGGGCGTCAACAAGCTGCGAACCTTCTTCCATACCAACCAATCTCCGTCCCTAATAAACCCATTTTTGGACAAAAAATCAATGCTTTCCTTGGACGATGCCGACACCTGCGTTTTGATTTCCTCAAAACTGTTCTTCATGTCAGAAAGCACCGACGAACCAAAGCCCTTACGCCTCTGGGCAGGCTTGATGTAGATATAATAGATTATGGCAGCGTCTGCTTCAACCACCACCTTCACAAATCCGGTATACCGCTTCTGCTTCCCACGGTACACAAGCCAATCATACGGCACCCCGGCGGATGGCTGCACCTCAACTGACAGTTTCACGCTATCCCCAACGGGTCTGGGTGAAGTGTTGCGCTCGTTTTGCGGTAGTAGTGCTGCACGATTGGCTTTGGTTCCTCGACATACCCAAACTCTTTCAGGCGATTCACCAACGAACACAGGGCAAGCGCAACCTCCATACCTTCCTTGTCCGGCTCACCACCCTTTTTCCGCACAAACTCGTCCAACTGACCCACCAGCATCTTGCACTTCTTCAGTATGCGTATTTGGCCCCGCTCAATCATCTGATTGAGTATCGCATATGAAGCCATTTCGTTGTACAGGCTGTTTTCCACAAACAGCAATCCGTATTCTAGATACTGCATGGACAAATCATCAGCATCACGGGTAAACATCTCTTTATTGCCCACATATTCATGCACGGTTGTTGGGTGAAATTTTGTTGTTATCGCGCCCACCACTTCCCGAACCGTGGGGTTATATGTGTTGAACTCGTCGTACACCGTAAGCGTGCCAGTCCAGACGGCCCCAATTGCCGCTGCCTTGAGGTTCTTGTGGTGGTATACCGACACAAAGTTCTGATTTCGCTCATTGCAGACCATGCTTTTGACGGGAGCATTGTCATCCACCCGCAAATGCGACAACCGGGGGCTAAAATGGGGCAAAACCCGCGTGTCTATTACCTCATTGGCGAAGTTCATGCAGGTCACATCAAAGTAGTCTGGACTCTCGACCCCCCGTTTGACCATTGCTTCTTTCGACTCCAGCCGCCATTTTCCATGTTCAGAAAAGCGCTCTGGAACGGAAAGCTGCGTTCTCAGTTTAGCGTGGTCAGGTATGGCAATAAGCCCGTCCAAATCGTGTTTGACACCATCATGCACGAACTCATATGTCTTCTCAAACCGCCTGCGAAGCCTCATTGCCAGTTCTGCCCGCCGGTTGAGGCACCGTTGTGCCGCCGTTCGTGTGTCCCCGTCCAGCGGGATTGAGCTTGCCGCCCCTCGATAATCTACCGGCACGGGCCGAAAGCTGGGTTCCATATCCTCAAATGTGGACTTGACCCCCACCCCAACGGCAATGGGGTCATACTGGAGCATGATGTCCTGGTTCTCATCCGCAGCAGAAGCCCCGTGTTCCGCAATTCTCGTGGTGTTGTTCAAATCCCACTCTCGCATATCGCCGACAACGATACCCCGACGGTGCTGATAGACCGTTCGGTTTGTTCCACCAGCCGCCACATCCATCGCGCCCATCCGCTCCTCGGACGTGTACTCAACCTCACCCTTATCTATTTTGTTCCAAAGCTGTACGGCGGCCGCCACCCAGTCTGACGGAATGCACGTTCCCCCGGCAAACGCATCGAGGCTCTTCAACACCTCCTGCTGCACAACGGCCTTAGAATGCGTTTCCTTGTAGTTTTCCAGCCAATCAGGAGTCTTTCGTGGGTCATCCCACCAATCGAAGCTAAACACATCAATTTTGCCTGAGGTTAATTTCTCTGCATAATCGTTGTCTCTGCCCATCGGCGTTCCGGTGTAAAACACACAGGGCGAGTTTGAACCAAGGTTGGAGTCCACCAGCTTGTCATGTTGCACCTTGGCCCACTCATCAACGTCATACTCGGACGCGCGACCCCCTCTTCCCATATTGTCACCCTGCTGGCCGGTGATAGTTGCCTGGGTCACCGGGTTGTATATCTGCATGATTTTGTCGTACTTGTTGTCCTCGTTGTGGAATTCCAACGGCAGCATCCACAGGGGCACGGAGTAGATGATTGTCCTGAGTTTTTGGAACAGGGAATCAGGGTCATTTTTGGAATCGACCTCCTCCGCCTTCAATGATCCGAAACGACCCTGAAACCCGTCTTCAAAGAACCAATGCCATGCCTGATTGGTGACATTCATCCACGAGACACCGACATCCCGGCATTTGAAAACAATCCCGCCCTTGTTCCGCAGGTAGTGGTCTTCGCGCCACTTCTGATACTCGATCTGCTTGGGGTACAGAACGAGTGGCAATTTCATTGGAAAACCATATTTGGTGAGGTGCGGATTGAGAATGTAGCAGAAATAGTCAATCCAATAGAACAAGTCGTTCTTGCTGCGCTCGATTACGGCCTTTTGGTAGAACTCGGCCTTTTTGCCATCAGCGCCTTCTTTGCACGCCTTCCAGATAGGATAGCGTGCCCCCTGAATCTCCCGAAGAGGCTTTTTGGCGTCGGCAATAGTCTTTTTCAGGAAGTCTTCTTCGACATCAATCCGACGGGTTCCGTCACCAAGCCGCTCTTCCAACCTCCCAAGCGTAGCTAGAAAATCTACCTGTAGCTGCGTCAAGGATTTCTGCTGGCGTTGCGGCTGGGTCAAGGCCGTGCTCCTGACAGAATTTCGCCACTTTCAGGATCATCGCCCTCCGGTGCTCTTCCTGTTTCAGAAACATCTCCAGTTCCTCGTCCACCGAACCACTCCTTCAGCTTCTGACGTTGGGTGGGAGTGAAGTTCCCACGGGCGGTCTTTGACAGCTTGCCCATAAGGGTGAAATATGATACACCAAGAAAATCGGCGATCTCCCGCCGTTGTGCTGGCGACAGGGGCCGAATTTTCACACGATATATTTCATCCACCAATATGGCCGAATTCATTCTACCCCCAAATATACCACACAACAACAACAATGTCAACAAAAAATCATTCCCCCGTCTCCGCTCGTACCCATACATCAAAATCTTCTCTGGCAAAAAACACCGGCATTCCCAGCTTCTTCGCCCACTTAATCTCGTTCTGCGTGCCCGGCGAACGCTCCCAGCCGGAGAGAACATACACACAGTCGCACACCTCAAGCCAATCAAGAGAATACTCGTATATCCGCTCCTTGGGAATATCCTCGCCGTCAGCAAGCACCATCCAGTACATCCAATCAAGCCACGGCGAGAACGGTGTATACCCATCCAAGAAAAGCTCCACAGATGCCCTCACACCCCTGCGCATGTTGCTGAATGCGTCCGGCACCGGGTCACACGAATACGGTCCCGCTACGTACACTCTCATGTCAGTACCCCCTCCTGCATTAATCGTATTGTACGAATTTTGGCACGATTGGTCAGAGTTACTGTGTCTATTTCGATGCCCCACTTCTTCGCTTCTCGGCGCACAACTATAGAAATCTGATTGTCTATTTCCTGTGTTCGCAGCCCGTCCCAATCTGTACTCAATACCACCCGCGCAATTTCCCTTGCCACGATGTCACCAAGTGCACTTCTGGCATCTTCCACATCAACAACAAACGTTTTAACGTCCACAACCCGATATTTGACTATTGAACTCACCACCACATTGTGTCCGTCCAATGTTGTGAGGCTTTGGTAATCGCTGTCCATGGTGTCCCAGTTGATATTCTCCGACAACACCTCTGCCACAAAGGGGCCCTTCCAATGCAATCCCGGCCCAACAGTTCTGGAATAGTGGCCCAAAACCAACACAATGGCACCCTCATACTCCCGCACCACAAAAAACGGAAGCGCCAAATCGCGTACACTTGAAAACCAATCAAGCAACTGCTCCCAAAACATCAGAACTCCCAAAAAACCTGTTGGGTGAACTCAAACCCAATTACATCACCATCCCACGCGGTTCTTTTCCAAAAAAACTCTACCGCAACACCCTTATCGTGAATCCACAAACACAGGGGAACGTAGTAGCCAATTGACAAATCAAGCCACGAATTGTCGTAAGCGTACTCGCACACATAATCACCATACGCATCGTAGTATTCATCAACCAGCTCCCACCCGCCAAAGTAATGGTTGTAGTCCACCCCAAGCTGCCCCGACACATGCGCCTCAACCCCAATCTCAACATCTCCCGATTCGTGGTACAGCCCAACCCCGAGCGAAACGGTGCCGTCGGCATAGTGATCAAAGTCTAAATAATCTCCGGCACTCAGCCCCCAGAAAAAACCAAATGACGATTCTGGGTAAACCGCCATGGCAAAAACCAATACACTCCAAATTGATGTAGTTGCGAACTTCACGGCTTTCCCCTACATGTTTTCAAGTGAAACCCTGTTGTTTTCCAGACACTCCCAGAGCTTTTTGCGAATATCTTCGTAAGGCTTGTCGTGGTATTTAATCTGTTCCCGCAACCATTGGTCAAAATCCCACAGCACACAAAACATACCGGGCGCATGAAACGCTGTTCGGTACTCGCTGTTTTCGTCGGGAAGATTAAACTCCAGTGTGGCCTTCATTCCTTGCCCCTGTTGGGATACCTGTTCCGTGCCTGATAAATGGCAGATATGGTGCGGCGCCCACCCATTGCGTTGTAGATTTGCCGTGCGCTGTAGCCGTTTTTGAACGCCTCGTACACAAATTTACACTCTTCGTCGCTCCACGGCTCATATCTCTTGGGCACATCCTCCTCAAGAGCTGCCGCCCATTCATCATACTGAATCTTGGCCATCATCCCTCCTTGGGGCGCTCTATTGACCACACGCGACTTCTGGTGTGCAATTCCTCGTCACCCTGCCTCACAACGCACCCACCCATCTGCGGACGGGCCTGCTTCATGCCAAGCTTGTGAACAAATGGCGTCTTCAGTTGCCAGCCGGGGGTCACCGTGGAAATGCCGTACCCGTGTTGGGTTGGAATTCGTATCTCAAATCCCCTGTGGCGGTGACTTCTCACAACAACCTGCGGGGTTTCGTCGCCCCATCGGCCAGCTTCCACAAACGCCTCCACCAACTCCTTGTACACCGCCGTACTCTCATAGGCCGACGAGCTGGTTGTCCCCACATGGTGGGTGTAATGCACCAACCCCTCCCCCTTTTTCTGCCCGCAGCGCAGATACAGCTCAAATCGGGCATGTTGACCTATTTCGTTCGGAATTGCCCCCAGCGAGCGGGCAATTGATTCCTCATGCTGCCCGGATTCGCCTGCGTGAGCCTCGGTTCCGCGCACATAATAAAAACGACCCTCACAGAGTTCCACAATGGGGGTCAAAATCTTCTCAACAAGGGCATTTTGGTCTTCATCGCTGTTTGTTATGGTGCTCGATGTGCCGTGATGTGACCCGTCTCGTGCGTCCCCGTTCAAAATCACCACAAACGGCTCTCCGTGCATCACCATCGGCACCCATTCTCCCCAAAATTCCTCCCACCACGACCACAGTTTTTTCTGCACCTTCGACGGTTTGTAATATCCGCCCTCATCCAATTGCCATCCGTCGGGGGGGCAGAGTCCCAGCTTGCTCCCGGCGTGGAGATCCGATACAACCACATGGTTATTCCACGGTAGTTTCGATGATTTCATTCTTCCTCTCCGGTACACCGTGATTGTCACACGCCTCATTGTAGGCCTTTGCTGCGCTAATTTCGTCCGCAAAGTCACCCAAAAAGTGCCTTACTGTCCTTTTTTTGTCATCCACCGTTTCGGTAACGGTCAACAGCGCCATCCACCCGTTCGGGCGCTTGGACACTCCACGGTACTTGCTTGCCGGAACCCGCTTTTCGCCATGCCTCGGGGGCCACGTACAAGGAATACCCTCATTCAGCGGCTTGTCCAACCCGTTCTCGCTCACATACGCATTGTACGCCTGTGCAGCCTGCTCTCGGGTGTCATAGTACCCAATGTGCTTACTCAACGACGTTGTTCGGCACCGTGCCACCCACAGACCAGACGGTTTGTAATAAGCAACCCCGTGTGTCATTCTCCCCCTCCCCGGCCCGTGGGCCATTGCGCACAACGTTCTGCGCTACTGGTGCTGTACCCGTTGTAGCTTACAATGAAAATCGCAATGCGACGGAAACCATTCGTCGGTGTAGTGACAATGCGCCCCGCGTTGATACCAAGGGCATGGCACCATAGCGCTGTTGGTTGGTGTGGAGCCGGGAGCTACCACCATTTTCTCCACAGCATCCGCGAGACGGCCAACCTCATTGCCCAAACGCTCCACCATCATCGCAACACCAATGTCTTCACTCATCATTCGCCTCCCGGCGTAGTTTCAACCAACGTATCTAGTGCTCCCTTCAGTGCCGCCCCGCAGCCCGGAGGTCTGGAGCCCAATCCACACACACAGGGCCGGGGACGGCTGGTGTCAGTCTCCCTGTTCGGTAGGGTTGAGAGTGGCCATCACCTGATCTACGGCAGCATCCAGATAGACGCGCCCCTCGTGGTGTGCCATGTCTGCAAAGTCGCTGAGAATGTCGTATACCTTCTCTCTCTGCATCTCCCCCGTAGGTGCTGTGTCTGGGGTGCGGTGGTTCCACTCTGCGATCGTCATACGCATACCACATATGCCACACTTGGGGTTGTTACAACACGCCCCCGGTACTGATTTTGTACAATCGTTGGGTAATGCACACGGGACATCCCTCGCTGGCTGGCCACAAAACGGGCACGGTTTTAGTTCACTCATACGTTCTCTCCCTCCTCGGGGGTGCGATACACAATCGAATACGTTGGGCGGCCACGTTCACAGCCAGTTGCCACTTGTACCACATCGTGAGAAGCAAGAAAGCTGTTCACCTTCTCCGTTAGCTTTTCGTATATGTTGTACTGGAAGCCGTCAATTACTTCGACATGGTATCGCCACTTCCCCTCACACCCCTGCGGCTCGGTGAGGGCGGCACGAAGTCTGTACCATGCAGCGTTGGTGTCTGGCGAACAGTTGCCCCAATTCACACCACCCTCAAACCTCTCAATGTCACGCAGCACCCGCCCTCTCGGTGTGTCCATGTTTCACTCCGTGCTAGTCGTTGACAGAGCCCAGCCGGTAGAGTTCGTCAGGCTCGAAATACTCGTACACGCATTTGCCGAGATAAACCCTGATTGGGAAGCTTTTGCCGTCGGTGTGGTACGTCATTACTTCACCAATCAGACCGTAGACATGGCCCATGTCTACATGGCCACTATCCACCACTACGATGTCGCCCACCTTCAGCTTCCTCGCCATGCCTCACTCCTCTGCTATGCGTGTTCCCTCTCTGGGGTTATCTCTCCGTTCGGTTTGGGTGGCGCGGAGCGGGAACGGGCCTCGCACCTGGCCCGCCGCTGATCCGCCCCGACGCTCACCACTAGTCACCTCTGCTATGGCGCACTTCTGCAATATAGCATTCTGCAACGCCATGTGCAACTACTTTCTGCAGAAAAAAAGTGTTTTCCCGACAAAACGCCCCATTTTCGCCACCTTTCACTACCCGCGTTTGCCTTACGCACTACCGGAGTTGGGTGCTGGAGTTGGCAAGCTCTTCCGCTATTTCGGCGGCGGCTTCCCTTCTCGCCCGTTTATTCATCACGCTTCTCGGGGCAGCACACTCAGATTCATACCACCACCGAAGAGGCTTTTTGACAAAGCCAAACCCCTTTGAACACCAGTTGTGCCGCATCTTCTGTCTACGTCCGTATTCTTTCACCGCCGCCTACAATTCAAAAGAGGTTGACAATTTACCACAACGTCTAGCGCACAGCGGATGCCGAGCGCGCCTTCGCCGGTTTCCGTTTGCACTTGTTGGCAGATGTGAGTTGCCGCTCAACACGTGGAGACACAAGACGCAAATCCGTAGCGCCCTGAATGACCCCAGCCAAGAACTCGATACTGTAGTTTCCCGTCCGCGATGAGAAGTAATATGTCTTCACCGTGTAGCCATCACCAACTGAGACAGATACCGTGTAGTCGTACTCTTTCGCTCCCGTCACCCCACCCTGCGTTGTGCAATATACTACTATTCACCGCCATGTGCAACTGAAGATTGCAGAAAGTGTGTCTTCCCGTATTTCTGAACATCTTGGGCCAGATTTGGGGATTGTGCAACGGGTAATTGGGCAGGAATTATTCGGAATCGTAGATGACTGCTTGGTACTCAGCTATAGCTCGGGGAGCAATCTCCTTCATATGCTCATAGGAAATCATGGCACCCTTAAGGTTGTTACAAAACCAGCACGCCCGAACAATGTTGTCTAAGGTGTATCCTGCGGCATTGTCCTTCCTGTCTATTGTAAGGCGCAGTGTTTCCTGTGGGCAGCGGCTCATCCAGCGCGTAGTACCATGTTTCTTGCGGTAGTCAATCATATACGAGGTCATTGCGGCCTGTGTCTCGGGAGTCATTCCGCAATATTCACACACCTGCGGGGTTACCTCGTTCCACCGAATCCACTCTGGCTTAGAAATATTCCAAGAAATACCACGCCGGGTGGCGTTTTTCTTGTGTGATGCATACATATAGCTGAATTTGAACACCTGCGCCGTATCCGTCTCTATGGGAAGCCTGCCAGCCACCCGCAAACGGTGCCTACGAAGACGAGCACGGTCACCACATTTCTTGGTACAGTATATCTTCTTACTGCCAGACTGCACTGGTTGCTCAAACAGAGCACCACACACAACACAAGTGTCCATGTGCAACTGGTTGGGGTCGGAATGTGTCATACCCACAATATACTGTATCCGGGTGGGCATTGCAACCCTTTCTGGAAAATGCGCCGTAGAATCTGACAAGAGATATATAATACATCAAGAGGTATGGGGGTATGCCGCCCCTTGCCTATTGGGGGGGGTGTTGCCTACAGGTTGACACCGTGTTAGTTTACATAATAGTTAATTATGCGCCATCTGGAGCTCTTGACTGCCCTTTGCGTGCCCGTATGGAGTGGGCACAGTCTACAATCACTGCCGGTACTGACACGTTAAGCGCTTAATAGAGTACGTTCGTGTTGCCTACCTAAGCTCCTCTAGCCTGCTCGCCATGTCTTGCACATCCTCTGGTGTGTCAGCGTGCAGGTGTACGTTGAGCGCCCTCTGGGTGACGTCTACATGCTGCTGTGGGGCGTACTGGCGTGGATTCATGCGCTCAGCCATCCACTGATTGCGCCCTATACGTATCCTGTGTATGCGTGATTGCAGGTCAATGCGCCTTAATTCCTCATTTGAGGCCATTTCTGCCTTGATCTCTAGCTCCTGGAGCTTGGCATGGTCTGAATGGACCAGCGTGTGTGACCTTGCGGATCGCGCATGGTTGAACATCTCCGAAAACTTTTGATTGTCCTTCACCCACAACCAGAACGTACTTGGTGTGATATGGTGATTGGCGCATATCGTGTCAATGGAGTCAGGCGAGCTTGCTACCTGTTCCATTAGGCTCTTGGCTAGTGTGTCTGTGTATAGTGTAGGTCTACCACCGGGGTGTTTCTTTATTGGTGTAGTCTCTGCCGCAACTGCGTTGCGGGGCGCTGCCGCTGTGGCTGGGTCAATATCGTGTGAGTCCGTGCTAGTCATATCTCCACGCTCCATGCTCCTCACAGTAGTATATTGGCTTGTGCGTGCCCACGGATATCCATTTGGGCCGCTTGCCACACTCGGGACACCTCACAACCCGCTGAAGGGCGTATTCTGCCAACCTGTTTAGCTCCTGTGTGTCCATGTCTATAAGTATACATCCTTTGGCGTTGCTACGCAACGGGCGCTAGCACTGCGCAACTAAAACCACTATATCTTGTGGTTGCACAAGACAGATTGTTGACTACATTAGGGCTTACCACTTAACAAAAGGATTTGGTATGATCATGGGTGACTGGAAGGTAGACGTTCGGCACAGGTTTGTAGAAAATACCAAGATTGGCTATTTGGCATATTATTGTTTGTATGACTGTGTCCCATCAATACATTTTATTTCTCGCGCCGGATATGATTGTATCCCGCAGGCGGTGCGTGAAGCCATATTCAAACACCACTACCCTGTCTATTACGAGTTCTGCTCTTGAGATTGTCGAGCGGCGATTGGGAATTGCCTAACCACCACAGCCTAACCACCACACCAAACAAAGGAGCGGGAGACATGGCACGGACGATAAAGAGCAAGCATGACGAAAACGGCGTGACCTTGGAAATCTTCGAGAACGACAACGAGCAGTACCCCTACGGCGTTCGCATGGTTGACGATGACACCGGTTCGGTTGTGTTCGTGACCCGCTGCACCAACCTCGGGGCCGCAGAGCGCCACTTTGCCAAGGCTGCCGAGAAAACAATTTACGCCATCGTATAGGGGAAAAAATGACGAATGCACGAGATTGGGCTGGTGCACAGGCGGTATTTGACGAATATATGGCCTATCGTCGCACAGTGCCTAAAGATGAGGTGTACGGGTCATATACTCAGTGGTTCAAACGTACGAGACACACGAAGAAGATTCAAGACCAAGGCATTTGTCCACAGTTCGGAAAGTGCTATCATACTCGAAACTGTGTTGGAAAAGCAACATGCGGCTTTGCCGATCCGATGTACAATACAGTTACCACGGAGCAGTAGACACACCACCAACAGAGGACCAACCATGACCACCACGCAGCGTATGCTCTCCGATGCCCTCAACGCATACTGGAACGCTATCAACAGAGGACGTATGGATATTGCTAAACAGAGGTGGGAGTATTATACCTTCATCCTCCTCAACTCCGTTGAGGAGCGTTAGCACTGCGCAACCACCATATATTGTGGTTGACGGGATAACGATAAATAGATACATTGCAGAATACACCACCTCAAAGGAGCCAACACAATGATACGACTCCTCCTCATCCACTCCTACCTGTTCGCATCCCTGTGGCACGGCATTGCCAACCAGCTACCCACTACTCCCCTCGATGATTGCCGTACTTGGGCTTACAACCACTCCTCGCTGATTACCTCCTGCCCGGACTCGCTCTGGAATAGACTCGATGTAACTGTGCAGGATTCTATACTGGCCGCTCACGCGGAGCGCTACGCTGAGTAGCAAACACCACAAGCGAAAGGATAACAGCATGACACACAAGATTAAGCACTCGTTCGGACCATCAATTGATGGTAATCCAGAAGTCGTTGGCCTTGAACACACATGCTCAGAGTGCGGCAACTGGGTAATAGCCTCAGCACACCACTGCGTATTCTGTGGGGCACGGTTTGAACTGTCACAGGAGCCCATCAGCGGCACCAATGAGCCCTTCCAGGTAAACGAACAGTGAGACACATAAAAATACTCTGTCCATCGTGTGGGTTTGATTATGACATGGACGCAGAGGCGTACTTTGAAGAAGAGATCGTCTTATGCCCAAATTGTTACGAGTGGGTATCAACTTCCGGTGATGGCCCTGGCTGTGTGGGACACCCAGACACATCAACGGGAGAATTACCGTGACACATGCAGAAAGGTATCAGGCGTGTGTGGTTTGTTGGTCGTGCGTTTCTGGCATAATATTTGGACTTATGTTTGGGTTTATGCTTGGTGTACACGCCTCACGCCTTGATAATACCACCCCGCCACAGGAGTAGACATACCATGTACCACGAAGACAAATGTCCCTCTGGGCACCCCATCTCCAGTCAAGCAGAGGCTGATTTTGTGGCCCTGTTGGCCGCAGAGTATGAGCGCGGGTATCTCGCAGCAAAGACACACGACCGCTGCCACCTGTGGAACGCCAGAGGGGCCAAGTGTGCATGGCACAGCGAACATATGTGCGGCCTAACGCCGTGTAGCGACATGCGCAGCGTTGGGAATCCATACAAAACCAAGGGCGATGCCCTTTGTGAGGACATAGAGGCAGAATGAAATTACTACGATCAATACTCTTTGCCAAGGTCTATTTCACCAACGGGTGGTGTTTCCGGTTCTGGAGCCACGGGGGATATATCATCTTCCTCGGGGTAGACTGGCAGCTTAAGCCTGACTACCAACCACCCGGCAGTAAATACGGCTGGAGCTTCATGCTAACCGTACTCAATTTTAACTTGGTTATTGATAGGGTAATAGAAACCAAATGAGAATCATAATTGAGTGTGCTAATCAATCTCTGAACCTGGCCTACCCCGGACGAGCAATAGCCATTCGAGATGTCGTGTCGGTAACTCGTCTCGATTCGCTAGATTCTGTGGAGGTAGCACGATGTCTTGACGCAATCGAGAACTGTATCACACCACCGACAACCCTATGCGAAACCGCGCTCGGGTATCTCAAGCGACTCCGCTCCGCCCTGACTGCTCCCGCAGCGGGGTGTGACAAAATCACCCAGCACTGGCTATCTGTAGCCCTTGAGCGGATACGGGCAGGGGAACCGGAGCGGGAGGTGATGCGGGATTACGGATACGAGCGTTCCGAGGAGCCGTTCAACCATGACCCCGTAGAGGAGGGAGACACCAAATGATGTATCTCTGTGACCTACGGAATGAGCGCTAGCACTGCGCAACCACAAACAAAGGAGCAACACCATGACCAAGATTCGTGCGTGGCACTTCGTGGCAGACAACCGCCTGCTCCGTGACGGGCAGAAGCTGAAGGTCGGCAAAACCTATCACCACAAGGGATTCGTGAAGATGTGCCACTCCGGGCTGCACGCATCACGGCGGGTACTCGATGCGTTGCACTACGCTCCGGGTTGCATCCTCTGCGAGGTTGAGGTGGGGGGGGTTGTCGAGGAGGACACCGACAAGTTGGTGTGTCGTAACCGCACCGTTCTCTCCGCCACCGACGTAACCAACGTGCTCCACGAGTTCGCATGTCAGGTCGCCGAGCAACTAATCGGTGCTGCCGGTGTCGCGGACGAGCGCTCGTGGCACGCTATCGACGCAAAACGTGCGTGGATACGCGGTGATATCACCGATGACGAGCTGGCAACAGCACGGAGTGGGGCGAGGGATGCGGCGTGGTATGCGGCATGGGATGCGGCATGGGATGTGGCATGGGATGTGGCACGGGATGCGGCACTGTATGTGGCACGGGATGCGGCATGGTATGCGACACGGGATGCGGCGAGGGATGCGGCACGGGATGCGGCATGGGATGCGGCACTGTATGCGACACGGGACGATCTCAACGACCTGCTCACCGACATGGTGAAATGACACCACAAGCCGCACTAATCGAAGTCCTGCGAACCAAACTTGCACATGATGCGTGCTGGGTGTGGTATCTTGACCACAATAATCACCTCTGCCGGAAACTAAATTGTAACGGTCTCGTGGGCGTGGCCGTGTGGCCACAATACTCTAAAGGTTGATAACTATATGGAAAACTCCACAGAAAACCGACTCAAAGAACTAGAATCCGGACACGAACAACACCGCCTCGCTCTTGAAAACATCGTGGAAACCGGCATGTTCCTCGCCGAAGCAATCAGAATACTTGACCAGAAAATCACCTCCCTCAAACAGGATATCTACCATGAATAACTTCTACTGGGCATGTACCGTGCTGGTATCACTCATTGCCGTGTATCTTGTTATTGGGTGGATCTGGGAGGCTGTAATACGGTAGCCGCAACAAGTTGCGGGGCGCTACGCTGGGTAGCGTGGTTGATCATAGCACTAGTTGTGCGGTTTATTTTGCAGCACAGAAATTGACCCATAGTGTACTTTCGTGAGCATTGGTAAACAGGTTCCGGGGGCCTCTGACCGTTGTGGTGGCGGTTACGCGGACAAGTCAGTTATCCTTTGGCTGGCCTGCCCCGCCCCCTCAAATAACCCTTGCACTCCCCACAGACATGGTGTATATTGGGGACATGCAGATCGACCACAATGCCTGCAATCACTGACACCTGTCTCGTCTCCCGACGAGCGCACAGCCCATACAATCCTTGGTCGGTCTGCATGGGGCAGGTGTCTCTTTTTGTTCGGACAACATATGATCATCATTCGTAACTGGAATGACATCTTTGAAAACGCGCAAAGCAGAAGGTTTGAGAGAACCCATTGGGTGGCCATGCCAAACAAGCGCGGATTTGGATACACGAAGATCCTGAAAGAGAAAAACGGGGAGGCCATGTTTGGCTGTTGGTGCGCAATTGTAGAGCTTGCATCGACCTGCAAACCCCGTGGTGAACTCCAAAGTAACGGGATACCGTACTCTTACTCCGATGTGAGCGCACTCACACTGTACTCTGAAAAGACCGTCAGCGAAACAATAACTTTCTGTTGTAACTCATTGGGGTGGATAGTAGATACAGTAAGTAATACTGAAGTAATACCGAACTCTCACAGCAGTAAACCAACCCCCCCCGTTTCCACTTCTATTCAGTTCAGTTCAATTCTATCTAAAGACATAAAAGAAGAAGATCTATTATCCCCCAAAAATGTTTTCATGTTCTGGTTGCTGCACCCTGACCTGACAACCCACCGCAAGCTCACTAAAGACCAGCAGGCAGCAATCCGCCAATGGAGGGATGACTACTCGGAACAGGAACTGTGCAACGCGGTGCGCAACTACGCTGATGCTCTCGACGACAAAAACAACTTCTACACCTACAAACACACCATTGAGGACTTTTTCAGAAAGGGCACCCTATCTAAGCCGTCCCCCTTTAAGCGCTTTGTACACGCAGAAACGGCCCCGCCAAAAAAGGGCGGCTACATACCGTGAGTATTTTTGCCGACTTGGCGAGTGCGGGACTCTCCGTTATTCCGGTTAAGTCCGACAAGCGCCCGCTTGTGCCGTGGGCTGAATACCAGACCCGCATACCCACACCGGAAGAATTTGCCAAGTGGAAACCCCCCATAGCCATCATTTGCGGGCAGGTATCGGGTGGTTTACAGTGCGTTGACTTCGATGATGGGGGCAGTGCGTTCAAGGAATGGGGCAGCCTGGTCAAGCAATACACTCCGCACCTGACCGACAGGCTTGTGGTTCAAAAAACGCCCAGCGGTGGGTTCCATGTACTCTATCGCTGCCCCGAAAACTGCATTGAAAACAGAAAACTGGCCCAAAAGGGGACAAAGAACAAACCAACGGTACTCATAGAAACACGGGGAGAGGGCGGATACTTCCTTTGCAACCCCTCGCCGGGATACAAAATACTGCGCGGCAAACTGACAGAAATACCAACAATCAGTCTGGAAGACGCCAATAATCTCATGGCGTTCGCTGCATATTTCGACAAAACAGAAGATCTAAAAACATTTCAGGCACCAGAAACAGTATCAATTAGCCGCAATGGCCTCTCCCCGCTTGATGATTATGACCAGAAGAACAACCCCGTTGACCTTTTGCTCAGTCATGGTTGGACTGTTGCCCACCAGAACGGCGACAAGGTGGCCCTGTGCCGCCCCGACAAGAGCGGTGGAATCAGCGCAACGTGGAACCACGTACCCGACAGACTCTACGTGTTCACCACATCCACACAATTCACCGCCAACACGATATACAAGGCCTCGGCTGTATACGCAATTCTCAACCACAACGGCGATTTTGTGGCAGCAGCCAAGCAGCTAAGGCGCGATGGGTACGGTGACGATCAGCCAGAGCTCAAAAATGTTGACTATGACATGTTCCCATCGACCACCACAGTCAAGGCATCCGACTTCAGAGAAAGCATATATAAATTCTATGACGGCACACGGGAGTCTGGAAAGCGCCTTATGCTCCCGCGATTTGATGAATGCCTGAGACTCGAAAAGGGGTATCTAACCATCGTGACCGGTGTGCCAACGCATGGCAAGAGCGAATTTGTGGACTTTTTATCAATTTTGTTGGCCAAACGCTTTGGGTGGCGCTTTGTTGTGTTTTCGCCAGAAAACTACCCGGTTGAGATACACTTCAACAAACTGGCCGAGAAATACTGTGCCAAAAACATGTGGGAAGCCCAGAGAAGCGAAGTAGACAGGGCAATAGAGTTCATAGACGCACATTTCGACTTTGTTGATGCAACGGAAGAAGATTTGTGCCTTGACACCATCCTGTCCTCCTGCATGTCTGTACAGCACGAAGTTGATTGCCTGATAATAGACCCGTGGAACGAGATAGAAATGCAGAAGCCGCGAGACATGAACGACAGCGAGTATACCGGGGTTTGCTTGCGCAAACTGAGGAAATTCGCCAGAAAACACGGCGTATGTGTGATACTTGTAGCTCACCCAGCGAAGATGCATCGCCACAAAGATAGCGGGAAGTATCCAATTCCGGGGCTTTATGACATCAGCGGGTCAGCAAATTTCTACAACAAGGCAGATAACGGGATTGTGGTGTACAGAAATTTTGATGACAATACCGTCGAGGTTCACATCAAAAAGGTCAAATACAAGAACTATGGACAGGTTGGAATGGTCAAGTTCAACTACGATGTAAACACGGGGCTTTATTTTGAGACAGACGAAGACACGTCGCTTGGCAGAAACTACAACCCAGACGATTAGCAAACTGTGGGTGTTGCTGACATGCGATCCGTATACAGGGTGCGTGTGCGCTGCAAAGTGGATACTACATCTTGTGGTTGCGCGGCGCAACAACAACAAGTAGATTGGGTAAGAAGTAGATCATAGCACTAGTTGTGCGCACCACCGAACAACCATAGAAGGGGATAAGTGACAGAATCAATTGCATCGGCTCTTGCGGCACCGTTTGAGGTGGACAATGTGCGCTGGAGAATCGGCGGCGGGCCATACTGGAGCGACAATCGGCCCACCTGTATGCTGCTGGCGTACATAGATGCACGGGATGTCATGGAGCGCCTTGACCGTATTGTGGGAGCGTTTAGCTGGCAGACCAAGATGGAAGCCTGCCCAAATGGTATTTTGTGCTCGTTGGGAATACGAATATACACTAACAAGGAAGAATCAGAATCCGCATGGATCTGGAAGACCGACGGGGCGCAGTACACCACGATTGAGGCGTTCAAGGGGGGCTGTTCTGAGGCGCTGCGGCGAGCTGCTGTACACCACGGCATTGGGCGCTACCTGTATGCGCTCGGAGACATTGACGGTTTTGGGTACGTGCGCGGCGTGAAACAGCGGCGTGTCGGTGTGCCAAAGACGAAGGATGACAATGGTGAGTGGTGGTATTTCCCGCCGGACACCCTGATAGACCAAGCAAAACACATTCTCGTGGGAGGTAACGAGTGAACAAGCAGAAGGATAACTCAGGCATCATGTTCCGCAATGCCGACAAGAAGACTGAGAACCAGCCCGACGGTAAGGGCAGAATCAACGTCGGCGGCACCGAATACTGGCTCTCCGGCTGGAAGAAAACCGGGAAGGGTGGCCCGTATTGGAGTTTTGCTGTCGGTGACCCCGTGGAGTCTCAGGATAAGCCCGGTGCGGGGGCCGAGAATAGCTGGGAGGGGTGGTAGGTGATAACCTTTGAGGCATCAATCCCCACGATACAGCGGGGGTTACAGATTTCCGGTGGGGACGGGGCACGGGTCATCTTCGACATCCCCGAGTCCTCATTGGCGCAGGCGCTGTATCTGGTGCAGGTTCGGGGCCAACCCCTGAAGGTGTCCGTGGAGGCTACACAGCGTAGCGCTCACCACGAAGTGGTGCCAGATGTACCCAAACGCCCCGGAGATCGCCAATCCATGTCCCAAAAACTCCGTTCTGAACTATGGTGCGAATTTCTTGCATTAGGCGGGGAAGGTGAGGAGAATTTCAGAGAGCATTACCGCCAAAGGATGGAAAAAATCATATCAATGGTCAACAGTGGCGAACTGTAGGCAGCAACTACGTTGCTGGGCGCTGCGCTGTGCAGAATTGTCGAGACCGCCACCGGGGGGGAAGAGAACGCATGAGCGGGCCGAACCACGAAAAGGCAGCGCACTAATACAAATTCAGCTTGCGGTGAAAGGGAATACGAACGCGTTTTTTCCCACCGGAAATCTTTTGAAGGCGAGGGTGCCTTTTCTTTGCTGGCAGGACATGCTCTGGGGCATAGTTTGGTCGAATACTTTCGGAATGTAGAGAGTTAATAAATTGTTTCAAGAGGCTCACGCCATGATGTTCCGACAAGCGCGTTGCGTCTATGCCAATACCCATGTTTCGATGGCGCGTTTTCCAAGTCCCAAGCCGAGGAAGGACGCGCCGAAGCCAATTAATGTCTTCTTGGTGGCCGTTGCGAACACGCAGGGTAATAATGGCATATCGCCTAAAAAATGCCTCGTCTCTCAGATAATCTTTAATGGGGTCGTGCGTGGCCCCATCAACCTCAACAACACATCCGTATTTGTGTGACCAAAAATCAAAGATGCGAAATGCCAACCACTTTTGCCATCCAAACTTCATATGACAAAATTCGGTCTTCAACACAGAATACACACGTAATTCATGGGGATTTTTTTTGGCAAGCTTAATATTATCACGCACATATCCAAGCATTTTTTCCCTGTCTCGACCCTTGGGCCAAGGCACATACCACAGTTTTGAACACGATTTCCATTCTTTTGTGTGTTTCATGGTTGACATCTCCTGTGGAATGTGGTATCTTAATATACAAAAGATGTCGCACATTTGCAAGGAGAAAATGATGAAAATGCTTACTCTGAGAATGCCAGACGAACTACACGCACGGTTAAAAAGGATTAGAAAAGAGGGGTTTAAGATTGGCGGCTACGTTGTCAGCCTGATCGAAGAAAATCTGCCTACCAAAGAGCGCGAAATAGAAGCGATGAAGCGCCTAGATGAGCACTTAAACAACGAAGCGCGGCGGTTTTGGCAAAAAGAAAGACAGGCAGCAAATGCTGACTAAGCGCCAGCAGGCAGGCCGCTACGCCCGCAAATCCACCCGCAAGGTGAAAATGCCCGAGGCGGCATTGCAGAAATTCACCGACGATTACCTTGCTGCCAAGGGGCTTTCGTATATACGCCTCCCAGACCGTCTCTGGGGCGTCCTACACCGTGCCCTGTCCAAGACATACCCCGGAGTGCTGTGGGGGCTCAGAAAGGCTCTGGGGGGCCTTCCTGACTGTACCGTGCTTATACCCATCAACGACAGGCACAGCTTGGCCCTTAGTCTTGAGCTAAAAACCAAGACTGGCCTCCACGGGCAGCAGAAGGTACAGGCACGGGAGCTACCGTGGCAGATTGCACAAACCCCTGAAGATGTGCAGCAAATCATCGACAGGTTCATCGAAGACGCGGAGGACATGAAATGATGGTTGGCATTGTTGGCTATGGGGATGTGGGCAAGGAAATGGCGGCCTTTTTCAACGACAAGTACGAGGTGGTCGTATATGACCCCAAGCGCGACGAAAGTACCGATTTTTCCATCAACAACGGCAATCACCTCTACGTGGGTGTCCCAAAAGAAGAAATCAACAAGTGCGACCTTGCCGTAATCTGTGTCCCTGAAGACATAGATTGGCTGAAAACACCGCTTGTGCTCGTCGCAGCAGAAGGAGTTTCATAAATGAGTACATTTTACAAGCTCGGAGTTTACGGCGAACTGACCACAGAGACTGCCGAGGGGTTGCGGCTGGTCGAGAAGTGGTATCACGCCTACGATAATGACCTGTTCATCACTTCAGTCCGCGAGGGAACCCACGGAATTGGCAGCCTGCACCCATCAGGAAGGGCATTCGACATCCGCTGGCCCAAAATTGACCACATGGACAGGGCTGAAGTTATCCAAAGACTGGGCAACAAATTGGGCACCGACTTTGACGTGGTGCCCGAAGGAAACCATATCCACATAGAACTCGACAAGGACTAGGGAAATTCACACTCTCCGCGCCCATAGTACCTTCTCCCAAACAGGCGCAGAATCCGGTACATCAGCCGCCGCCTCCACAAGGACACCCCCAAGTCCTTCATGGCCGCCAGCATCACCTTGTCAGCCAGCTTGCGCCCGTTGGGGTCGCTGCCCATCACCCGAGTCACGTAACAAACGTCGTGAATGACAGCAGCAGGCCCGTAGTTAGCCTTTTTGCCATATCCTGTCGGCGGCCCAATCAGTCTCCAAGCAATACGCGGGATTGACGCGAAATCGGTCTTAAACCCGTCTCTGGGAATGATTCTCACGCCCCTGTAATTGTAGCCAAACTTCCCATCAGGATTCTGAACAGTCCACACCCGGCCATCACGGCCCGGCGGCTTCACATCGTAGTGTTCAGGGTAGCCAATCATATGCCAATTCCTATGCCAATGCTGCACTTTGACTGTTTGGGGGTGCTGGCGGTTGCGGGGGGAGCGGGAGCGACAAAATTCCACCCCGTGTTGTCGCCATTGTCTGTGTTCGTACCGTCAGAGGCGTCAATAGCCGCACCCGAGTTGTTGCTGTCTGCCACCGCCATGTTGGATACGACCATACCAGCAGGGGCCGACATGTTCCAATCGAAGCCCGCGTTACCCTGTAGTGTCGCTCCGTCCCAGTCGCCCGCTGTGTATGATCCAATGGTCAGTACATTGGCACCACTCCAAATGGTGTACGTTTCTCCGGCAGACAATATCAGCCGCGCAACGGTCACCGACCCAGAAACGGTGATTGATGCAGTAGAAGACAATGTGAGCGAACCAGTGACGTTGCTACTGTTGAGGCTCACGAACATACCAGAACAACTGATGTCACCATCCCACGTACACCCTGCGGCAGTAATAGACAAATTACCAGACGCGATAATGTCTTGCCCGTTTTGGTCCCACGGAAATCCGGTCATGTTGCAAGTTGTCATGTTCAACGCATCTACTAATTGCATCGAACCACCAGCACCAGCCACACCAGTAATGGTGTGCCCGCCGTTGCCATTTGTTTCGATAGTCTGCGCCCCGACTGGCTTGAGGCGTAGTGTGGCGGCAGTATTCCAGCTCCACGTTACTCCGGTGCCCAAGTACACATCTCCGCCAACAACAAACACTTTGGCCGCCGCTGCTGAGACAGTGCCCGTGTATGTGTCTGCTACTGTCAAATCCCCGAGAATAGTCAAAAAGTCGGCTACGTCCACGGTGCAGTTCTGCACGCTTGTGTTGTCGAACAGCACGTCCTCACCGGCCTGCGGGGCATGGCCGAGGCTCCAGTTGCCCCCTGCGCTCCAGTTGCCCGCTCCCGCTGCGCTCCATACATTGACTGCCATTTATTTTGACTCCTTTTTCTGCAACACCTGCTCCAGTTCAACAATCTTCTGATTGCACTCCCGTATCATGTTTTGGGCTTGTGCAATGTTGCTCCTCAACTGCTCCCGTTTTTTGAAAACCTCACACTGCTCAATCAGTAGCTCTTCGCGGGTGCGGATGTCTTCTTCAGCCACATTATCCTCCTATGTGTTCCAGTTTCACATCACAGTCCACATACACCTTAAACCCGTTGCGGCGAGCATTCATGCAAAACCCTATGTCCTCTGGCGTCTGATCGTCTCCCACAAACTCGTGCCGAAACCACGGCTTCGGACACGTATCAAAAACGCTCTGATGCACCAACAAAAAACCAGCCCCCACCCAATCAACAGAATGAATGCCCGTGCTGTTCTGTGACACATGCCCCCTGTCGTTTACCGCAGCGCAATAGTGCTCCGCCCCCCTCTGTATGTAGGCACCACCGACTATTGACCGCTTCCTGTTGAGAAGCTGTCGTATGGCCCTCCGGGGATCGGCAGGCACAATGTCAGCATCCCAGAACAGATACCACTCTGCACCTCCAACCAGGTTATTCCTGTTCCTCCAGATGTGCGGCCCCGTACACGTTTCCCATCGCAACCCCGTTCGTTTCACCGCCCGTCGCATACGGGGGTGTGCCTTCTTGTACAGAGGTGTGCATATCTTAAGCATCGTCAAACAAGGGGACGCGGTACACGGTTCCATTCAATTCTACCCGTACAGATGCGGTGCTATTGGTGGTTGCCGTAGGACATGACCCCGTGTCGCTTCCCACGAAATCTATAAAGCCCTCCGACTCGTCATCCTGATCCAGCGACAGGCACGACTCGCCCGAAGCATCGTCCTGCACGATGGTCAACTTTGCCGCCAGCCCCGTATTGGTAGACACGCAGAGCTTGTCGTTGCCCCCGTCGGAGAACAGCATGTGGGTATCACCATTTGTTTCTACACGAAAATCTATGTCTTTGCTGTCCTCGTTTATGGTAATGAAGTTTCCAGCAATACGCAAAACCTCCTCGGCACCCACACCCGTAGACTCGTAGAATATCTGTGAACCATAGAAACTATGAATGCCCGACAGGTGCCACTGATAGTGCAAAGTTCCACCCGTGCCGCCAACCCGGTGTTCAACCACTGTGTTGGTGTAGTCCAAAAACATTGTGGCCGCATCATTGTCACTGGCAGCGCCGAAGACAAGTCCGGAATAATTGGCATCCGGCGCAAGCACACTAATCAGGGCGGTGGTATCATCCTCCACCGCAAGAACGGTGTTCGCAACAGCAGCAACTGCTCCCGCCGACCCACCATACACATGCAGCAGAGTGTCGGGGTTTACATCGCCGATGGCCGTATTCAGCAGGAACTTTATGGTAGTATCATCCAACTCCACCCGCTTGGTGCCTGTGCGCGTGGTGGTGTCGGCAGCAGTCCACATGCGGATAGTTGTTGCGGCGTTAGCATTCGCATCACCGCCACCAATGTTAATGATGTTCTCAGGGGAGGGTGATGCCGACTCGCTGGCAGACCCGGACGCAGATTCCGAGGCCGATTCGCTGGCTGATTCCGAAGCCGACCCAGAGCCGCCGGAGGCTGAAGCCGACCCACTGGCCGATCCACTAGCTGACCCGCTGGCCGACCCGCTGGCCGACCCGCTGGCACTCCCCGATGCGCTGCCGCTGGCGCTGCCTGACGCGCTGCCACTAGCGCTGCCAGAGGCAGATCCGCTTGCACTGCCACTAGCGCTGCCCGAAGCCGAACCCGAAGCGCTGCCCGACGAGCTGCCGTAGTCTGCCTCCGCCGCACCGATGGAATAGCCACCATCGTTATTCGGGCGTGCCCTACCACGAATACCAGCGGTGTTGTCGCCCAAAATGGTACTGTTTCCAGCGCCATTGAGAGCACCTGTCGGGTCAATGTCGAGGAAGCTGGCGTTCGTGTCATCGGTGGAGACGAAATCATCTGCGGCGGTCTGGTTGGTCAGGTTGTCGCTGCCGTCGCTCCAGTTGACATCCGCTGCCGTGCCGTCGCTGTCGGCGTTGTTGTAGCCGGTGGCAGCGCCGATGTTCGCAAAGTCGGTGCCGTTGTCATACACGGCGTTGTTGCGGTAGGTTGGATCGTCACCCTGGGCGTCAACACCGCTGGTTTCCATGTCGTAGATGGTGTTGTTTTCAACAATCTCGAACCCACCGTGCAGGGTAGTGTGTGACTTCAGACCTACAGCATCACCAGCACCCTCTCGGCCGCCCCATATGACATTATTCCACACATAACACGTCGGTTGAGCATCGGCATCGTGTATACCAAACCCGCGCCCACCGGCCTTGTCCAGCATGTTGTCATGGAAATATCCAGTCCAGCCAGTGGTAACGGTTATCCATGCAATACAGTGCCGGTTGCCACCGGACGCAGAAGCATGGTCACACCTGAGATCACATACCTCAACCTCGCCGCCACCCTCACACTCAAACTGCATCCAATGGTGATCGCCGAGGGTGGTTTTGTGTCCCGCAGTTGGATTTCCTTCGGGCGAACTGTCGGATGTACACTTGAACTTGTGCGCGTTGAGGCTTTCGGTGGTCGTTGATTGCGCCGTCTCCGTCACATCTGTGGTCTGTGTGCCTGTTAGGTTGCCATCGAGCGGACTTCCGATGTCGGCGGCGAAGGCTGCCCAGGTGGCATAGCTATCCCCACCACCGGAGCCTATGGTGTAATTACCATTGGTAACCGCCATCACGTCACGCGCCGTCGGGGCAATGAGCGTGGAACTCTTGAACAGGCTCTCACCGAGGCTCGTCGCGTCCACTATCTGGATGGCGTCTTTGCTCGCCATCTTGTCGGTCAGATCCGACATGGACAGAGCAGCCTTCACCGTGTCCACGTCTATCGACAACTGCCGCGCCCGGTAGTCCTCGACCTTAAACGTGTCCTCTATGGTGTCGTGGGTGGCTTGGCACCCCTGCACCAGCATGTCCCGCAGATCCCGCTTCACCCGCAGAATCAAAAAGCACTTCTGCATCCACTCCGAGTGCTTCACGGGATACACATCGGGATCTATCCAGTCAACAAGCATCCGGTCCCACATCCCCAGATGCTCTTTGCCCGGCGCAGTCTCCTGCGTCCCCCGTTTGAATGTTGCAAATAGATAGTCGGTTGCCATTATTTCACCCAGAAAAAGCTAGATTCCTTCTCGTCGGTCACAAACCACTCGCGCACATCGTGCATCCGAGTGTACAAGTCCACCGCATCCACCACGCCCGCGTTGCGGAACCGATAGTAGTCATGCCCCGCAATCACACCGCCGGGGCGCACCTTCCGGCCCCACGCTATCAAGTCTTCCATCACCCAGTCAAACCGATGGTCAGCATCGACGTACACGTAGTCCAAAGACTCGTCCTCTATCTCTGCCGCCGCCTCAACGCTTGGCTTCTCTATGTACCGCACACCATACGGCTTCAGCCTTTCCCGGCACGCCTCAAGGTTCTTCCTGCCGTATTCTTTGTCGAAGTGGTAATACTCGTCCCAGATGTCCACGCAGATATGCTCCCCACGAACAGCTTGGCATATCAGTTCCGAGTACGCACCATCCCGCACCCCCACCTCCGCACCCCGCTTGCCAGCCATTGCAAACATCTTCGGCAGCCAGTCGCGCTTCAGTTTCGGGCACCGTATGGGAGACACCTGTGGCAGCAGCCGCTCAAATTTCTCGTGCAGCACAATGTGCAAATCATCCGTCGAGTACCCCACAACAGAACAGAAGTGTGGCGGCCTGCCCCACCCCGGAAGGTCGCGAACCGTGCCGCCCTCACCCTGCATGTACCGCAGTTTCTTCCGCCCCTTGAGGGTCAGGTTGGCCCCGTGCAGGACGTCCACGTTCGGGCGGTTCGATGAGAACGTAACCGTCTTCAGCGCAGTCCGCTCCTGCCATGCGGAAAAGCTTTCGGTAATGTCCTCTGGCGCCACCGCCAGCCGCTCCTCGGCGTGCTGTATCAAGTCCTCGCGCCATGCCACACATTGAGACAACGCCACCTTCCCACGCGCCTTCTCAAATTTCCCGTGTCCCCGTGTGTAGTAGTAGCGGTTCTCATTGAAATACAGCGTCCCCCGCTCCGGCGGCAGAAACGCGAAGTGTGACGGGTGGTAGAACACATCGTGTTCAGCCAGATACACGATGCTTCCCGGCGGGGTTGCCTTCACGCCTGCCAGCATGGCCTCGTAGACGCTCTTGTATATGCGCGGCTGTTCACCCACACACACGTTCTTGCCAAACCCCAGCGGCTCCTGAGACACGCTCACAATCGGTATCGGCCCACACACCTTCTTCAAGCGTTTCCGCACGGCTGCCGCCAGGTGTTCCACAAGCTGCGAATCCGTGTAGTACACTATCACCCTCGGAGACTCAAAGCAGTCCACCAGATATGCCTCCCACCCCGGCGGCTCAAACTTCTGTATCAGCCACCTGAAAGGCCGCGTCTGATTCGTGAAAGCATCGTCCTTGAAGTAGTAGTTATTCCATGTGTACTTGTGGGCCTTATGAACGTCCCTGCCCGTCAGATGATACGGGAACCCCCCATCGTCCTTGCGGAAATAGTGCGCCTGCCACGCTTTGGTGCAGCAGATTTGCCTGCCGCCACACAGCCATGTCCGCAAAGAAACCTCTATGCCGACGTTACCCCACGACCCCACCGCCTCATCGAGCAGCCCAATGTGGTCGTTCCACTCCCGCCGACAGAACCAGCATGACCCCTGCCCTGTCATTACCTCTGGGTAGTCCTCGGTGTTCGCTTTGCGCCAATAGTGGCAGTACAGATCCAGCCCAAAGTACATATGTACCGTTTCCCCACCGCGCTTCGGCTTCCACTCGTGTACATCCAGCCGCCGCATCTCGGGGAGTACCACGTCCTTCTCCCCACAGCACTTCTTCAGCTCCTCATCGAACCCCTTGGAGAGTAGCGCGTGGGCGTCTATCTTCATCACGTATTCGCCCGTTGACTCCCGCACGCCGAGGTTGTACGCCGCCCGCTGTCCAATGGCCTTCTCCAAGCGAATGATTTTCACCCGTGGATCATCAGATTGCAGCGGTACATCCCATTCCTGCTCGTCCACAATGGCGATGACTTCCACATCACCAACAGCAGACTCCAACACAGAGTCCACCGTGGGCTGGAAATACCGCTCATATCGACCGGGGATAATTATGGATACTTTGCTCACGCCTTCCCCTCAACATATATGACAGTAAACCCCTCCGGTTCTCCCGTGGAATCGTACTGCTCTGCCCTGATTGCCGGTCGCTTGTCCGTATCGTCCGTAACCACGTCGGTCAACACAAACGCATTTCCCACACCAACAATGTGTCGTATGTCTCCAGTAGTCGTGAAATCGAAGTCACCACCGTTGCTGTTCACAGCGTCGTGTTCCAACGTGTCACCGTCGTGGACGTGGGCGGCGGGCGTCTGTGCATCAGCAAGGACACCGGACAATCCGGCCACGCTTATCTCATCAGCCCCACCGTTCTCGTGACGTGCGTGATGATCGCTCACGTCCACCCCGTCCACCTGATTCACTCCGGTGATGGAGTTGCCGCCCATCGCAATGTCGCCAGCCATCGTCAGGCCGTCGATAGTTGGCGTGTTGTCCCACGACACATCTGTGCCATCGGTAACAAGTACGGAGTTGGCCGCGCCAACCACCAACTCATCCCACTTGGGCGTTGCGTTACCATAGATAAGCGACCCACGGGTGACTGCATCGGCAGCAGTATCGGAGTGTGTGGCACTCAGCAAATCGTGCGCTCCGCCCCCAGCCGCCGCTATGGTAATGTCCACCTCATCATTGCCAGCATCGTCGGCGATAGTCAGCGTGATGTTTGCGCCCTCAATGAAGTTCAATTCGCTTCGCGTTCCAACGATGGCCCCGCTATTCTTGCTCACAGCCACCGGCTGCGCGTCAGCCAACTCTCCCGACAGCCCGCCAACATCTATCTCGTCCGCACCGCCGTTTTCGTGGCGGGCATGGTGATCTGCAACGTCCACACCATCAACCGTTCCGGTAACCGTGATGTTGCCCGTCACTCCGAGATTCTGGGTGTTCACGTCTTGGTTGAACGTCACCGCACCTGTCGTGTTGAATGAGAACGCCCCACCGTCGCTGTTTACCCCGTCCAACTGCAACGTATCGCCGTCGTGAGTGTGGACAGCCGCAGCACCACCTATGTCGCTCAGCACCTCCGCGCCGGTGCGGAAGTCCACGTTGTCGGCACCATCCAACACAAGGAACTTGTCGGTATCCCCAGCAGCATTAATACACGTAGACAGCGCCACCGTATTAGAAAAGGTAAGCGTGCCCGAAGTGGTAAAGTTGAATGCTCCACCGTTGCTGGTCACTCCGTCCAATTGCAAGGTGTCACCGTCATGTGTTCTAGTGCCAAGGTTGTCGTGATTTATCTGGGCCTCGACGACATCCAAATCCACCTCATTGTTGGGCGCATCAAGCGCAACCGAGAGTCTGGCAGAAGCAGCGTTGATGTTTCTGAACTGGAGGTCAACACCGACCTTGGCATTGTAAAGCCCAACGCCCCCCACGCCAACATTGGACGCCGTGTTGGCTTCTCCTATTCCGGCGGGAACTTGCTCAAGGTAGTTGTTGGCATCGAGCCTGAGATATCCACCTGCCGCAACGCCAAGGAACTGTGCCCTGTCTCTGACGTGCAACTGTTGGAACCAGCCACGGGAAGACTGCTCCGAGGCCACGCCAAGACGATCAAGCTCGCCCCGAATCTTGGCAAGCTCAAACTCAATCTCAGACCAATTCCTCAGCGGTATTCTATTTACAGTCATGGTATTTCAGGTGCTCCAAATGCGCTTTCACTCCGGCAATCTCTTGCAGTATTTGCACGTTCTGTCGCCTGACATACTCTATGCCCTGATCGGTATTGTGGCGCAACTCCATCTCGTTGGTCAGCCGCGCCTCAAGCCTCCCGCACCACGCCGCAAAAGATATGGCCAACAGAAAAAACGGGACAAGCAGTTTTATCCAAGCAAGCGTGCCGTTCTTCGGGAGATTCATTGTGCCTCCTTGGGCAATGTATATCTCTTGATTATTCCCGCCTTCTTCTGGAGATACTGCAAGCGTGCCATTTGGGATACATGTTGTATGCTCTTAGCCAATATCTTCTCCTGCTGTTCTGGTGTTTTCTTCTTAAGGGCACCCCTGTTGACATTCTGCAACTGTTTCGTGGTGAGCGCGGCCATAAATCTCTGGAGTTCGGAAATGTCTTTGGCATCCAGATTCATCACCACGTTGTCTTTTGTCCGAGAAGCACCAATCTCCGCAAGCTTGTCTTGTGTCAACTCGTCTAGCTTGGCAATGCCCTTGAAGCGGTCCACACTATAAGTAATTTTTCTCGGCGCCCTTCTCGGCAACTGCCCCGTTCTGCGTTCTGCCACATATGGTTCAAGTATCATCTGCACCATTGGATCAACTTCGTACTTAGTCACAAACGCGGGGTTAAAAAACACGTTGAACAACGAATTGGTTCCACCCTTGTAGATTTCCTTCTTTTTCAGACCCAGCGTGTTGTATGCTTCCGGCAGCATCTTTTCAACAAACGGAAGCTTGTTAATGGCACCATTAAGGGCTTTGCGGAACGGGTTTGGGTCATGTTTTTCTCGTGCGGTGTTGTCCATTACCTGTCGTATCTGGTACACGAATGTGGGAACAAACGAAGATGGCGCCTGTTCAAAAACTCGCTCAAATGCGCGAATTGCCTGACGCCCCTCGTCTCCCGGCACCCCCCTGCCAAACAATGTCTGAAGACCGGTCAACATCGGCAACTCAGCAAACGACTGCGCCCCAGCACTAAACAAGTCCACCATATTTCCCAGAAGAGAACCGTAGTCGCCCTTCTTAATGTATTCATCTTGAATAGTCTGCTGCCAGTTTGCGCCCATTGAAAGAGAAATGGCAAGAGGCTGTGCCCAATCATATGACACCATTGTATCGCCCTGTCTTTTCTTGAGCACATCTGTTCCCTTAAACCCGGACTGCGCCCACCGCATCAGCGCCGAGGTGTTTATGCGGAAGGGGCCACCACCCGTCTGCTCGCGCTCAAAGGCGCTTACGCTGTAGTTCTCCGCATCCCCAGTAATAACCCCCAGATTGTACAGCGCATATCCCATCCCCGTTAGTCCAGCCGTGCCGACAAGGGCACGAGACATGGACTGAACAAACGCCCGCTGATCAAACTCGCCCCCGAACGCAGGGATGGCCTTGGCAAGATGGTACATGGACTTCACAAACCCTGCGGGAGAGTAGGCAAAGGCACGGTTCACAAGGTTAGAGGGGGTCTTGGGATACTTAAGAATCAAATCACCAATCCCGAAGTCTTTTTTAACATTCAGGATGTCTCTTTTGAGTTTTGTTGCCGCATCAGCAAGAAAATTATCGTCCTGAAAGGTCACATATTTGCCGTACTCGTGAGACAAGTCTATTGCCTCATCTGATGCATTCTTTATCCAGTTTTGTACATACTCTGTGCGCTCTGCCTTGGGAATACGATTGTTTATTGCTGCAAGTTCCGCCAATTCACCAAGTGTTCTGTTTTTGGCAGACTCCACCACCGCTCGGTCAGTAGCACCAAGAACCACCCCAAGTGCCCGCTCCATATATGCCACAGCCCTCTCGGCATACTTGAACTTACCCTCAGCATCAGTCCTGAATGCCGGGGCTTTAAGCGAATACTTTGTTTCAATATCGCCTTGAGGAAGCCCCTTCCATGCCCTGCGGGTTGCAAACATAAGACCCTTGTACATTTCCTCCAATGCCTTTACCCCACCACGCCGTAGCGTCACAGACCGCTTGCCCGTTGCTTTTGAAACCACAATGTCTATCGGCGTTCCAACAACAGACGAAACACGCTCGGCACCCTGCATCAGGGCATTACCAATAATGTTTCTGCCCAATGTCTTAACATTGAGAAGCTGGGCAAGGGTTTGAATAGTAGACACTTTCCTCAACAACCCAACCGGCTTCAGCATTTCAATAGCCTGCTGGGTTTCCAGCACAGCCTCTGTTCGCGCCTCGCCCGTAAGTTGCTCTGCCTCAGCAAGACGGGTCTGAAAATCAACCAGCATGTCTTCGGGCACCATCTCGTTGGCCTCAAGCCTCTTCAATATCCTGTCAATCGCCGTAGCCTGTTCCCACAGTTTTCGAGTGCGGGCACGCTCGGTTTTCAGGGCCGACTGAGCACGTCTGTATATCTTCTTGAGGTGTGGCTTTATGTCCTCACCCAAATCAGACACCATCGACTTCGACCACTCAACAAACCTCAGGCCCGTCTCCGCAAGCTTGGCAGCACCAATAATAGACATGTCTGCCATTTCTTCTGCCGGGAGACCTGCACGAAGCCGAATCTCCTGCTCGGCCTTCTTGTACTTAGCCATGCGTTCCGCAGCCATGTCGCTAAGCCGCGACTGAAGCATGGAATTTAGACTTGGCTTCTTTGGGGTGGCCCTTGGCTTGGGAGATCGTGGCTCAACACCAACCGCATCACGGATTCTTGCCTGAAGGGTTTTCAGCGAGTTAATGTCAGCAACAGTAACCTCGCCTGTATCCAGCACCTTCTGAATAGCCTTTACTGTGTTCTGTGTTTCCTTGTCCAGCGTATCCCACGTCTGGGCCTCTTTGGCAAGACGAGTAATCTTGCGTGCGTCTTCGGTCTTGAGAATAAGCTGGCGTGCCTTGGGCCGCTGACGGTTTACCCGGTCAATCTGTTTCTGCGCGGAGGTAAGAAATGTTTCTGGGGCAATCTTGCTGAGAACACGAACCGCCTGAATCTCCTGACCAGCACTAGTCAATGCCCGCGCAGTCTCAGAAGCAATATCCATTGCCTTCTGCATATTGGCTTCAGATTTTGCGCCCTCTACCTTGCCCGCACTAGTTTGATAATGATCAATCAGCCTTAGGGCAACAACAGTCTTGTCTGCACCTTTAGATTCGTCAGACTTGACCCATTCTTCAGCACCGACAAGGCCGCGCTCTTCGATAAGAGCATCGGCCCGTTTAATCGATTCCGCATTGGATTGTGGGGTATACAGCTTGTCAGTACCGCCAACACGACCCTTCTTCTCGGCCGTCTTGGGGAAGCTACGCTCTTTCTGGTTGCCATCACCAGCGGGGGGCTTCTTTGCAGCGGTGGGTGTCTTCGGTGGCTTTACTGGCTCCCCTGGCGCTGTCTCTGATACTCTTTGTCCGCCAGTCTTCGGGCCTTCTTGGCCTCTATCGACCTCTCCCCGTAGTCTTTTAGCTGTTGCGGCGTCAATTTCACCCGCCTTGGCAAGTTCATCTATGGCCTCCTTCGCTTGTTTACGGCTGAAGTCAACCACATATTGCTTGCGGCCAACCTCCTTCCCCTTAATGTATTCTGCAACACCATCTTTGTCAACAACTAATTGATTTCTTCCACTATCCTTGGCCATAAAGGATGCCCTATCGCTCACAAGGGCCTTATCACCACCCTCTGTGGTATAGTTACCCTTCCCGATGCCCATAGATAGTGTAAACGGGTCATTTCCAATGCGTATTGCGTCTGGTGCCTCCTCCAAAAAAGCCTGCGCAGCGGCTAATTTTTCTGGGGTAAGCTCCTTGCCGAGGTTCCCAAAAAATTCCTCACCACCCTCTCGACCATAGAAAACATCATCAAACTGGCCAAAGTGCTTGTGAAACAATGCACCTATCTGTGTGATTACGTTATCCCCGGCCTTGTGGCCTTGGGTATCGTTCACAGCCTTGAACTTATCCCCATCTATGCTGATTGTCCAATCATCATCAGCAACAGCATCTACCTGTGTCTTGGTTACTGAGTTATTGGGGAGACCTGTAAGTTTGTCTTTCTGTGCGGGAGAAACTTCAACCTTCCCAAATACGACCCTTTCTTGAAGGTCGGCAGGCACCTGTACCTTTGTCGGGTTTGTCGCGTCAGCCCCAGCAGTCCCAACATCAAACGTAGGCTCCTCTTCTTCTGGCTTTGTTTCTGCAACGCTCTTTGTAGGTTCACCAATTTTTGTTTCTGTCGGGCGCTGTTCATCTCCCGGAGTTGGTCTTGGCAAGTCTAGTTTGTCGAGAATTTCAAACCCATCACCACCCTTGCCCTTTAGCCATTTCTGTACCTCTGCTCTCTGTGCTCCCTGAGTGGCTTTGAACTTGGCCCCTGAAGCCACATCGCGAATGGCAAACCCTTCAGATATGGCAAGGTTCAAAAGCTCGTTCTTCCACCAATCGTCGCTTCCAACATCCTCGCCAGACACGGCACCAACCCCAACATCGTACACAAGATCGGCAAGGGGCTGCGCAATTAGCTGTATGGCGTTCGCGGGAGCAAAAACCTCAGGAACAATCGAAACAAGTCCAGCGCCAGCACCACGCACCGCATCGCCAACAGCTTCTGCCAAAGTGCCCTTGCCACGGATTGCCTCATCAACACCGCGAGCCCCGGACAGCCCGCCCGCAACGGTTGCCCTCGTAATGGCTTGCACAAGCAGGGGGGACTTTGCAATGGCCGGAATTGCCTGCAAACCCTTTCCAACCAACCCTGCCAGCCCTATGGACTGAAGAACCGTTCCACCAAGTTGCCCAGCCATAAACAACTCTGGGTTCATTGACAGAAATTCTGCTTTCTCCTCATCGCTTATCTGATTCAAAAACGGAATTGATGCAGCAAGCCCTGCCGACACAGACCCTATCTTTCCAAACTCGTGCCAGTAGGCCTCATACCGTGCGTCGTTTTCTATCTTCTCGCGGTCTTCTTTTGGAAGACTGGCAAGATACATGTCATATGTTTGGGGCGTTCCCGGCACCTCTCCACCGGGCCCCTGCATTGGCTTTTCAAGCTCGGGGAGAGGTATGTCTTCCGGCCCCATCTCTTCAGTTGGCGGCGGTTCTGCCGCCACGGCTTCCGCCGCCCCACGCGCACCGGCATGGGCAGCAGGAATCATAATGCTTTCTGCAACTTGCTCTTCGGTTGGCTGCGGAATTGTAGGCTGTATGTCCACTGCCGTGCTGGATGCAATGGCTGGTTCTATCTGTGGCGTGGTGTCACGAAACGTGGGCTGCGGGATTTCTGTTTGAGGAAACAGCGTCCGAAGATTGCTCTCTATCTCTTCCGACCCCCAGCCACCATATGGCTTAAGCGCAGACAGAGCTTGGGTCAGACCGCCAATTCGTTGCGTATCCCCCGAAGAAAGCACATCGGTGACATTGGTGCGAATCTCGTCAGGAGACCACCCCGAATATGCAGACAGCCCTGCGGCTGCTGAAAGAAAATTATCCTGTCGGGCCACTAAAACCCTTCTCCCTTACCCCCACCCATCATCGCCTTAACCCGTTCGATGGCCTCCGGCGTAGGCTGTGGTATTCGTGCCGCCCGTGCATTTTCTTTCGCCACGATATACCTAAATGCATTGAGCAACTCCACGTCTCCGGCAATCTGTGCGGCCATCGTATTGGGCTTTACTACGCGCTGTATACGACCAAAATCATCCTTGCTGAACTCAACATCGTTGGGAAATATATTACCAAGTTCGCGGTTCACAATGGTGCTAAGCGTAGCTTCCGCTGCCGGAGCAGACTTTGGTGTTGCCGTCTTGGGTGTGGGCTGTTTTGTTTTTCCGTGTACCGCCTGGTTTTTCTGCTCCTCCGCAGCCTTTACATCTCCTTTCAGGCGCTCAACATTCTCCTCTTCAGAAGTCAAAATTTCAAGCATAGTTTCCTTGCTGGCAAGGCCACCATCATTATCCCACAAACCAAGGGGCTTTGCTTCGGCAATGAGCTTTTGCCGCTTCTTGGGATCTGACAGAATCATTGGGTCTTTGCTTACTTGATCCAGCACCTTCTTCACACCCTTGGCCTTGGCTTCTGACCTACCAAGCTCTTCGGTTTTCCCAAAAATGTATGTGTTTGCGCCAAGTGCAGAAGTCATGCCACCCTTAGTCTTAACGTCAGCCATAAGAGCATCGTCTGGAGACGGCGCCTGTTCTGGAAGCGCCCCGCCTAGGGCAAGCTGTTGCTGACGAATCTCTTGTGGTGTCGCCCCCTGCTGCCCAAGTGTCGTGGCAATGCGTTGCTGTGCCTCTGGGCGTGTTCGTGCCTCGCCAGCGGTTGCCATTTGTGGCTGCATTGTGGGTGGCGCAGAAAGCCCCAATTGCTGAGAACGAGACGGTTCCCCGCCGGGGGCAGTCTCCCGCTGCAACCCAACATCAGCAGACAGTTGCTGGCTTGGCTCCTGTCCCTTAAACTGTGCCCCCAGCGCACCCTGTGCTGCTTGCCCAAGCTGTGCGGTGCGGGACTCCTGTGCCGCCTCCTTACCGAGCGTTCCAATATCGGCACCCATCGGAATCATCGAAATGAGATCCTGCTTCGATATTCCAATAGCCTCCAGCCTTGATGTAATTGGCTTATACCATTCGGAGATGCGCTTGGTATAGCTTCTTGGATCTTCGTTTTTTTCCGGCTTGGGAACAAGCTTCGCCAACTCGGCCTTTGTTGTGCCAATGTCATGCACAGCCTTGTCGGGCATCTTGTAAACGTGTTTCTGAACACCGCTGTAAAGCTCCCCCGTCTTTACCTTGTGTTCGCGGAATTGGGGCATGTTTTTGATGGCACCCCCAACACCGGCCGCAATCTGGCTCCCAGCTTGTGCAATCCAACCATAATCCTGCACATAGTCTCGGGGATTATATGTGCTTGCCACGGGCTACCCCCTTCCCCAGCGCGCCCAAAGGGAATTCTTAAAGTTCTCGTCATTGTTTGCTCTGAAGAGCAGCATGTTTGCCAGCTTGTCTTGGTCTTGCTTTTTCATCTGTTTTCGGGTCATTCGCTGCTGAAACATTGACTCCCTCTCGCGCATCTCAAGTTCGCGGGTCTTAAGTCCCAGCACGCGGCGCGTTTGCCCCCGCTCATATTCCTGCTGTTCCTCTTCGCGGGCCAATTCTTCCTTGTGCATTTCCCGCGCTTCTCCCTGTGCCTGCGAGGACGAGACAGATGATGCTATGCCCGAAACGGTGGTTGCTGTCGCCGCAATTGCCGCCGCAATAATTGTTCCTACTGCCATATTTCCCTCCCAATGCTTGTCATAACCTCATCAGAAATGTTGTCCATATCAACTATGCGGTATGGAATGTCTGTTGTAAGACACCACTTTTTAATGGCATTGAGATGTATGTCCACAACCACCCTCGCAATCCATTTGGGAAACAACCATCCTAATTCTTTGAGAAGGTTACCATAGCTCCTAATGGTATCATCTCTATTCCGCCGACAAACAATGACAAACGAAACCTTTCTTGGCGACACAAACGAAAGAAGCCCCCCCCACACCTTCATACATGCTCGCCGCATTTCCATTCCCAACACATCAAAGAGCTTGCTGTCATAAAATCCCTCGGGATTAAACCTTCGTATCCTGTCGTGTTCTCTCAAAAACGGTTTTGCAACTGGTGGTATTCCCATCTTAGCTACTTGCCGCACCATCCATGATGTCCCGCTCCTCGGCGCACCAGTTACCACAACCAAGCCACCACTAATCCTCAACACGATATTTTGCACCAAAGGTAAGCGTTTCCTCCACACCGCTTTCAACATTGACAACCTTCAACCCCTGAACGGACGCACCAAAGGTGCGGGAATCATTGCCAGAAGTAACCTCGTTTGACTGAATTGTCATATTCACAATCGGGTTTGTGGCTGAAATTCTATAGTACGTTCCGTCAATTTGCACAATCCTTCCGGCATTTTGATTAATCCACTCCGTCATTTCGCTGGTAAACGTCGCCTCTTGGCTTGATGCCCTATATATCTCGTTGTTGTACTCCATGTGGCGATGCAGATTTCCGTACTTACTCACGTAAAAGCGAAAATCATCAGTACTCTCCATTTTGCCGCCCTCGAACACTGCCCCATCGGCAAACTCAACCGGGAACCTTGCAAGCAATTGCTTCTGTTCGTCGGTGGCCGTACCGGCATCAACTGCAAGTTGGGCAGCTTTGATTTCATCAATTTTTGCCACATCGGCGGTACTCAGTATTGCATCTGGCTCACCGTTAAAGTAGTCCATAATATTACTAATATCAGCCGCGCTAGAGTTCCACACATTAAACTCTTCCAGCGTGGGATAACCTTCGCCCGGATGTTCGTTCATGTACTGCCGCGCACGGGATGGAGAAACGGTTATGCCATTATCCGCCATAGCATCAATGAACCCATTTACATCCTCGCTGCTCAAGCCCGGAGCCGCGCCTGGGTCATTTGTCCTGCTCCCATATACAACCTCATTATCAGCATTCATTATATATGTAGACCCATCTGTATTTTGACCAAGCTGGTATCCTTGAGTAACAGAAATGGTCGCAGCGAAGTCAAGCAAATCATCCACCTCGTTCTGTTCATCTGGATCAAGTCCCTGATACCATGTCGAGTTTCGCACCCGATTTATTTCCGCTTCCTCGGGAGTAACAGTATAGGGGGCTATCTGGGTCTGTGCCCATGCCTGATGCGCAGCGTTGTTGGGGTTGTATTCACCATCCATTCCCTCTTCTTTCCAAAGATTGGTCAACCTTGCCTGCATCTGTGGGTCTGTCATCCACTTCCCGGAAGACATCCACTCGGGGTCACTTGTCACCATTTGGTCTACCCATGTTCCAACATCGTCACGAGCAGCCTCAAGCCTTGCCCGATCCTGTTCAAACAGAACAGTTCCACGTGTTGACTCATAATCTTCGCGGCTAAGGTTAGGATACTTTTGCTTTGCTTGCTCGAATGTCATACCGTTCGCAATATCTGTTGCCATGCGGGTAAACTCTTCATCCCCGTACTTCTCCTTATCAAACTCAAACCGCTGTTGCGCTTGCCCACCAGCCAACAGGTCTCTTACCGCCTGTTGTGCTCTTTGCTGCGCACCCTGAGCCAACTCCCCAGCCACCTGACCCATTTGTGACCCCTGAGTGATGCCAAGCATTGCCTGCTGTGCTTGTGCAGCGGGGCCAGAAACACCCTGCTGTGCCTGCGCCTGTATGGCTGCCATGCGCTCGGCTTCCTGCTGTGCCCCAAGGTTGCCAAGGGTGCGGTTGGCTATTGTCCTGTCTACCGGAGACTCACCTGCCGCAATGGCCTCAAGCCCACCAAGCCCACGGGCAACCGCAGACTCGCCTACGGTGGGAGTGGTCGTGGTCGGAGTCACATCACCAGCAGCGGTATTGCTAGTTGTCACAGGGGCACCCACATCAAGCCCAAGCCCAACGGTTCTCTGCTGCTGGGGCGGGGCTATGTCCACAGTCTGTTGTGGTGCTGGTGCATTTGCCACGGGCGCACCGAGATTCAGGGTCGGGGCATCCACCGTTTGCTGCTCGGGAGTTGCCTTAAACGGGTTTGAAGAAACCCCCGATTGGCTGCCCAAAAACGCATCGTGGTGACCGCCGCCGTGAGAACGCATCGTTCCACCCAGAGCATACCCCTTCACGCCCCGTCGCTCCAACTGTCCAAGCTGTGACTGGCTCGCGGGAATCACCTGTATGTCCCCGTTGGGGAGCTTCTGCATGTCCTCCCCCTCGTGTACCATCCGTGGCCCGTCGGCAGTCTGGAACATGGCAACAGGCTTGGATGGCTCAAGCCGTCCATTCTCACCAGTACCCGTGTTCCCCAACGACTGGGCACCACCAGAAGAGAACTTGAACCGCTTGCTCAGCCTCTTCTTTGGCAATGAATCTTTCCAATCCTGTGCCATATTATCCCCTAGTAATGAATCACAATGTTACGAGCAGTTGTCTGGAACGCATTGTCATCAATGATATACCCCGGACTGATCGCATGAATCACCCCGTCGGCATGATCAATCAAACACACCACCTTGCTCGTATCTGTCCCCGCACCATAAGGTACATAAAACAGGTTTGACTGACCACTGCCACTCCAGCTCACACCAACCGCACCCTTCGGAATGGCCTCACCAAAATTGCGCTTCATATCAGCCGGAAGATGCGCATGGTACGTCGCTGTCTGACACGAATCCGCAATCACCACATTGTACACACTACTCCGAGCCATTTGTGACCCCCTTCAACTGTTGATTTTTCTGTCCAAAGAATATAGAAGCTGCCGCATCTGCTTCACCTCACCAAACAACTCTATGTATGCCTCATTCAACTGCCGAAACGACTCCTCCAACGACAGATTGGGACTAATCTGGCGAGGCTGAAACGTGCGCAAACTCTCGTTTCTGTCTGTCAGTACAGCGGGCATGTACCCACCCCTTCCTTCTCGGTGACATCTTTGTGGTGATATGCAACAGCCCCCGCCTCAAGCGCCCCGTCCAGAATCTTAATGTCGTATCCGTAACCCGTACCCGACGGGAATATTTGCACCGCCCCGGTGTTGGTCACCACCGTCACCTCCTGAGAAAACACAAGTGTATCATCGTGATACATGCTTAGTGTTCGCCCAGACCGTACAATTGTACACATAGACCATTCAGTTCCAGGCCAACTCAACACGGGAGACGTGTAGGTGCCGCTTCCATCTCTGTACTCCAACGTGTAGTCAGTACCAGTTACCACAATCCTGACCCGGAATCCCGATGCCTGATTCAGTATGGTCTGGGTGGCGCCTATCTGGTTCACCCATGCCACTATGGAGAAATTCCCCGCAAGACTCAGCGAGTCGGCAGAGGTCAATCCAGCACCCGCAAAAGCCAGCGCAGAACCCTCCAGTCCGTCCGGCCCCGCCACAACAGAGCTGTAACTGCCAGAGAAATCCACCCCCGTGGCGAAGTTAAGCACCGGATTCAACTCATTTCTGCCCATGTGCAACAACACGTCGGCCAAGTCCTGTTCCCAACCCTGTTCTGTCATCACCCTGTCATCTGGGCCGGATGCCTTGTCGCGCACCACGTAATAATCTCTCAGACGCACAAGGCGGTATCCAGAGGCGTTCGTAACGATGCGGGGCTGCCAACGGTGGGCCTCTCTGTCCCCCGGCCCTACAAGCCTCGGAGTCACGTCTCCGGTGAGGGGAATGTCCTCAGTCTTCACGGTGTCGCTCTGGGCACCGTCTTTCAGCAGCGAGAAGTCCACCCCGAACCCGTCCAGATACCCATCATCCTCATCGAACGGCCTGAAATGGGCATGGTGTTCCAAAGACTCCATGAAGTAGTGTTCAGCGTCCCCGATTTCCTCTGGAAACCGTATCTCCGTGGAGAAATTTCCACCCTCATAGGCGCTGCCAGCCAGGTCTCTGAACCCCTCGGTCAGGCCAATCTCCACCACCCTTCCGTGCAGGGAATCCAGAACCAACTGGCGCTCCTTGTACTTGTCATCAATTATCTTCAGCGGCCCCACTCGTGCTTCGGGGAACGGCCAGCCGTCTCCGTTGAATTCAGACCATCCCAGCCCCTTTGCCGGGTGCATCGACAGCCGCAGACACTCATCGGTATAGCTGGCCCACACTCCAGACCCGGAGTAGTCCCAATCGTACACATATATGGTGAAGGTCGTGGTCGAAGTGTTGCCAAGCCTGTCTGTCCACGTCAGCGTGACCTCGTACTTGCCGGGTGCGGTATAGCGGTGGTCAGACTGCCACTCCTCTGAGTACGTGCCATCTCCAAAATCCCACTGTACATCGACATCACCCTCTGGCGAAGTCTCAAAGTGCGTGTCCATTGGCCCCACACCAGAGGACGGTGTGGCCGTTCCTGATACTGTTCCCATCCCGAAGTAGAACGCCCCCGGCCCCTCGCGGCTGTTTGACCCGAACCCGTGGTCATACCCCGTATAGTCAGCAGAGTGCCTTTCCCCAAAGAACGTGGAGTACCGCAGCGTTCCTTCCCTTATGGAAGACACGCTTGTGGGCAACTCAGCATCAAGCGCAACCTCAAACACACAGTCAACAAAGGTGACCTTGGAAGGAAACCTAACATTCTCCAATACCTCTGCCTGTGTTTTCCCAACAAAATAGCAGCGCGTAAAAACAACTGTGCAATAGCCAACAGCATCATAGCCCAACAATATACTGCCGTTAATGATACAATCATTGACGTAGTTTTTGGTAAGACCGCCCTGATAAGAAAAATCAAGCACCGGAGCATTAAAAGTACAACCATTGAAATAAAGACTGCCAACCTTGTAACACCCAAACAAAAGAAGCGACGCATCATAGAAATAGCAGCACTCCCATGTATATCTTCTTCCGTCTATGTTGGTCTTTACTGAGCCAGTTATGTCGCCGAATGCGCCACGCCGAGTCTTGAGATTGGTTCCGTTGTTGCCCCCGCCAATATAGTCGAATGGGCCGGGAACCCTCCACACATCATACCCGCCCGCGACAGGGCCGCCCCAGCCATCAAGGGTTTGGTTGTCGTTTGCTATATAAATATCAACATCTGCACCAGAATATGTTCCGTATTGACGGAATATGGAACCAGCGGCTTCCCCGCCGCCCTCAACGTGCGACAACCACTCTGAAGCAGTCCAAGGATCTGCGCTGGTGCCGCCATGTGGGCCGCCGGTTGCGCTAAAGTCTGCGTAGTAACTAGCCATGCCTATATGATCCCTGTGGCAATTTTCCCGCACCAGTACATTTCTTGTTTATCATCGCAAACACTGAATCCCTGCCAAGCGATATCCCCCACGGCTTCTTCTGCCTTTCCCATGCCCAATCCACTACCCGCTGAGGAATCCCATCACTTCCCACGTAGAAACAAAAGAAGTCCCGCACCTCCCCTCTTACCGGAAAGCGCGTTTTCTTCCCGCTAACCTCACCCTTCCACCGGCAGTCGAAGTCATGGTACAGCCACCCAACCCTCTTGGTGCCCTCGTGGAATCGCACAATGTCACTCATCACCCGCCATCTGTCCACCCCGTCTGGCAGCATCGACCGTTCAAACAACCTCTCCATCTCATCATCAAGAGAAGTTATCACCTCGTCAAACGTATGTTCCGGCATTGGCTCATCACCAAGCCACACACCAAAGGTCTTCATTCGGTCAATCCCCACAGGTACAATACCCCGTCCTTGTATGCAGAAGCCGTGGCCCGCACCCACCCCCGGAGGTAGTTCATCACCAGTTCATAACCCTCCTGCGTTTCGGCAAGGTTCGGCCCAAACGTAAACCCGTCAAACACCCGCACTCCCGGCTCTGATGTGACAACTATCTGTTTCCCCGTATCCACATCTACTATTGACCCCCAATCCAGTACACCAATGTTAGCCTCCTGCGGCTGCATACCGTTCAAGACATTGATAAACTGGCCGGTACTAGGTACACTAAAGGGAGTAGATGTATTCGTCGGCCCAGCATATACGCTTTTTGCGCAATAAGCAACAATTCTATTCGGGAACTCCTCAAGCGACTGTATTGCATCATTTACATCCTCATTGTACTGATACCCCGCAAAGTAATACCCCGCAAGGTACTGGTATTCCGTCGGAAGCTGCGTGTAGTAGAACCGCTTGGCCCCCCGGTTCCCAGAGAACATCCACCCCGGCATCACTCTGCCAATGTTTCCGTTCGGCACCCGTTCCCACAAGCGGTTTTTCATTGACAGGAACTTAATCCGTGACCGCACAACCGCATCGTCCGTGCGGTCGTTGAAGTTTCGATATCGCGGTGCCCACGTCACGCCCTGAAGTACCCGCGTGCCCGTGTCCCATACCCGCACATGGTTGCAGTCAATCACCTCTCGGACAATCGACCGATACCCACTAGACCAATGGATGGTTGTGCCGGGAGTTAGGTCACAGAACCCGTCCCCGCCACCCTCCCGCGTGATAACGTCGCCGCTCTGAGTAGCAACCGTAAACTCTCCGTCGCCAATCGCCGCCGCCTGATATTCTTTCTGGTCTTCGACGTAAGGCGCCCTGCTTACCGTAACGTGCGTCTCGTCTATGTACGTGGCAATGGTATCCCTGTCACCATCCTCCCACACCAGCGGGCTTCCCACATCAGCCGCCTCAAACTGGCCCCTGTGCGCAGTTACCGTGCCGTCCACATCCTTGGAGGCGTAGAACGCTGCACACGTTCTCAGGTCATACAGCCACACGTACCGCTCGGTGTCGTTGCCCTCGCCCGTCACAGGGTCGGTGCCGTTGACCCCCACATCCTGTGTTCCGTAGATAGAGAAATGCGTATAGCACTCGTGTGGAGTCCCATCATCCTTGAGGGGAACCCGCAAGAGCGTTATCGTACTCGGCTGTGCAAATATCTCCGTCTCGGGAGTGGAGCCAATGATATTCGTGTACACGGCGCTGGATATGTCCACCGTTCCCGTTCCGGCACCGATGCTGTCAAGCGTACTGCCGTCCACATCGCCCGACGTAAGCTCAAACTGTCCATCGTCATTGTAGATGCAGGTGGAATCGGGCCAGTAAATCTTCATCACCTTCTGAATCCGTGCCGCCACATCATCCATTGTGCCTACGCCAGTGAAGTCAATGTGCAACATGTGTTCCCGGCCATTTATCGAAATCTCAAATGACCCATCCTCCACAATGCTCCACACGCCCACAGCATCCAGCGCGGCATTTACCACCGCCGTTCCCAAGAGCCTGCCACGGGTCTTGGTATTATCCCCAATGCGATACCGTGTCCACACCTCGCCGTAGTCCTGCTTGTTGTCATCCACGGCATTCGGGCCAGCCTCAGTCTCAATCTTGGCACCCGTTGTCCCCCGGTTCCGAAGCGTGGTCTCTCCCGTGAGCCGCATGGCACAGTAAATGTACCGCCTCCCGTATGGAAGCTCGTCGGTCTTCACTACGCTGTCCACGGGCTGCGCGGGGGTGTTGTTGTTAAAGCGGTAGAACCGGGGGATTACGGTGTCTACCACCAGCCTGTACGTTCCATTGGAATTGAAACACACCACGTCGTTGTCAAACTCATCAAACGTGGAGGTGGAATTGTTCGGCGCCAGCGGCGGGTCTACGCACACCAGCCGCGTCCAACCACTCATCTCAAGATCGTTTGCAACGTAGAAATTCGTGCCAAATTGAGCAACAATCAGGCGGTTCTCTTTGTGCTGTATCCACCCGTTGTGTTTACCCCTCAAGTGACAGTCGTACTCCGTGTCCCGGTCAAACTCGTCCCGCGTCTTAACCTGTGTTGCACTAATCAGTTCAACAATCTCATCGTTCCTGCCGTCTGACCACACCCAGTAGTTGGATATGTCATCCAGCGTAAAGCCCGCGTCAGCAGACGTGATGGTGCGCCCCGACTTGCTGCCGGTATAGTGTGTTCTGCCGGGAAGGTGCGGAATGGCGTTGTCCCGGTACATCCGCGTTCCGAACCGGCCCTGAACCCACCGGGGGTATGCCACGGCATTAACGAGTTTGTTAACAGCGCCATCGGGCCATACCGGCGGCCCATCCATCATTCCCAGGGTGAAGTTCTCCCACTCCCTGTGGATCTGACGGTCGCCCTGCTCTTTGCCTCTAGGCTGCTGCGTGATACGCGGCATTAACATGCCCTCGCGGGTGTCTGATTAGTCTCGGACGGGGGATTGTGATTCATGTCGCCCCAATACTCTATCCTCATGCGCTCAACCCATTGGAGCCACGGGGTGATATCCCCGTACTGCATATATTTAATCCGCGCAATACACCCGTCGATAAACAGCAGCTCGTATGGCGGTTCGATGTCGTGTTGAACACTCAGCGACGTAATGGATGTTGGCTCCACCCAGTAGGCCGTGTAGTATTTACTTGTAGTGGTGCCGGGGTCAGAACGAAATATCACATTGGCATTGGAAAAATTTGTCTTCCGGCTTGGCGTCACCGGAACCTCAAAACACTTCTTCCCCCCGTATGATATCTGATGATACTCCCCGTAGTCATCCGAAGACGGATAGGTACTCTTCGCCTTGAAGAATACCGACTTCAGCATTCTTGCATTATCCGGCAGGTCGTACTGATACGTACCGGAAGTGGTCGAGAGAAGAGGCGGGAATCCAGTAGTCGTATCAATGTACTCGTTTGCTTGGACGTTCCCGCTCTTCATCTCTCGATTCACCGCATCAATGACAGTAAGCGTGCCGCGTGTACCAGTTTTGGTCCACTCGGACGCCTGCATTGATATGAGTTCAGCTATTTGACGGGTTGTGTACATAGCTCGTCTTTCTTAGCCGAGATAAGCGGTACAATTTTTTCCTTGTATTCCCGACTGAGCCAATAGTTCTTCGCCTTCTTCTTCATCTGTGCAATAAGCTCAGCCTGCTCAGCATGTACAGCTTCCTTGGCCCGCTTGGTCAATGCAGCATCATCTGCCTCAATCTTACTAACCTGCTCGTCGGGCTCCGGCATTGGCTCTGACGGAACCGTCGGCTGCGCCACTGTCCGTGGGGGAGCGGGTGTTTTCTCCTGCCGATACAACTGCCCCTCCAGTTCGGCAACGCGCCGTTTCAACGCCTCTTCCTCAGACTCAATGTGCCCCTGATGCTCGGGCTGTGCATTTTCGGAAGCAGCATTGCGCACAGGAACAATCTTCTCGCTTGCCGCAGCCACCTGTTCCCGTATATCGTCCTGCCGAATTACCCACTTGCCATCCCGATGGGCTGACGCAAGGGCGGCCATGTTTCTCTCAGTAGCAGGAATGTGAATCATAACGCCCTCAAAATCGGGGTGATCCACGAAATCGGCAAAACGGTCTTTGATTACCACCGCCCGCCGCTGACGCCGTCGCCCGCCATCAGTCACATCCCTGATGTCAAGGTCAAACGTATCCCACCCACCAACAGTATATCGCCCAACGCCCTTGTTTGTTGCCTCAAGAGTGATGGGCCGATACCGCTTATCGGTACGGGCCTGTGCCAGAGCAAGCTTCTCAATCACGTTCATCCGCTCCCAACTGTCTTCCGCAAGCACATCTCTCATCTGCTGGTTCATAATGCTCCCCTATACGAGGTTGAGTGGTGGGGAGGGGCACCTGCCCCTCCCCGGTTACAACTAGTTGCTCACGTCACCACGCGCCCAAGCACAGACGCACGAGTAACGCTGTTCCACGGTCGCGGCAGTCGGCGTCGCGGCGTCGTACCAGCGAAGCTGGACACCACGCTCACCAAACGCACCCTTGCCCTCCCACTTCTTGTAGTTGTAATCGTCATACTTGTGATGCAGTTTGACGGGATACAGATCCACAAGCGGAGCCTTCCCAAGGAAGAACCCAATGTCGCGGGCACCCGAAGACGTGTCGCGCCCATCGTTGTTACCAGGCTCGACGTATCCGGGCGTCAGGGTGAACGGAGAAGCCGAACCGCTAATCGAAAGGGTAGGAGCCCTCTCGTCCTCAACGAGGTAGATATTCAGCCACTTCCCAAGCGCCGCCCCCTCGGGGAACATGTAGCGCTCGCTGTCACTCCAGCGATGGGTCGGGACAAAGTATCCGCTCGCCGTGGAATCCGAACGATCCAGATCCAGAATGTGGAACTTCTGGGCACTCGGAATCGTCAGGACAAAGCCCTTGCCACCAGGCAGATCCAGCGGCTCCCAACGCTGCGTGGTCGCACGGTGATGCAGTGCGGTCAGATAGCGAGCGTCGAGGTTCGCATTCGCACCAGTACCGGCAGCAATCAGCGCATTGGCAATGTTGTCAGTATGGGTCTGGAGGGTGGTGCTGTACGCAGGCTGGTTCGCGTCCGACACGTTCTTCACGTACCAGTTGTTGTTCCATGCCTGTGTAACCGACACCGGGCTACGGGTCAGGTTACGAGAATAGCGCTGGAGGAGTGCCTGCCTGTAATACAGACCGGCCAGCTCTTCCATGAACGCACCCAGTTTCTTCGTGGCAAAGTCCATGTTCTCGCCATACGGCTTGGTGCCCGAAGAATAATGGATACCATAGTTCCACACAGCCACAGCATGGCTGAACTCATTGTAGTAGGCATCCATGCTCTTCTCGCGCAGGGTTTCCTCAAAACCAATCTGGTTCTGAAGGTCACCCTCACGAGGAGTGTTCTGAAGCGCGTTGGAGAATCCGAGAGTTATCGTGCGGTAGCCGTTGTTCGCTTCCGCATTAAACTCCATCGTGAGCGAGTTGCCGGGAATGTCGATGTTGCTCGTGTGGTCGAAGATCGTCCGCAGAGACGAAAAGACATCCCTCTGAAGCGACTCGCTGTACAGCTTCGTGTCCCAATACTGCCGAATTAGATTGGCATTAATTTGGGAAGGAGTTGCAACAGCCATTGTTAAGCTCCTGTACTAAGTTGTGTCATGCCTAGACTAGACATTAGCTCCTCTACCTCCCCCATCGCTTTTATGCGGTCATCTGGACGCATTGAAGACATGTTAGCCTGTAGTTGGGTGATACGTGTCTGAATCTGCTCGGGGGTTGCCGACGGCCCCTCTTCTTTCGCACGAGCCTCCGAAGCCCCAAGCGATTGCGGTGCTGACTGGCGCTGCTGAATCACATCCACCGTCTGCTCAACGGCTTTTGCAACCCTCTCGTTTGTCTCTTCGAGATCAACGCCATCCCGCGCCTTCTTCAAAACATATGCCTCTTCAAAGTTTGGCCGCCCAGTTGTCTTATCCACAAAGTTATGAGACAAGGCAATCCTCTCAAGCTCAATGAGCATGGCATGTTCCTTTGCCCCACCGGGGGGCGTAAGAGCATACCCGTCCAAAAGCTGTACCGCATCCGAAACACCGTTGAAGTAATCTGCAACGAGGTCACGGTTTTGGTACGCGGGATTCTGGCGCTTCAGGTATTCCACCTGAGACGCCCACTCGCTGTACTTCTGGTCGTTCTCACGAACATCATTGATACCAAACTCCTTGTGGCTTCTCACAAAGTCGTTGGCTGCAACAAACGACTCCTGCCGCTGACGCTCTATCCGCTCCTGCTCCTGACGCTGTCGCAATTCGGTTTCAACTCTCTCTTGCGCGGACCTGTTGATCTCCTTAATCCGAGACTCGGCAGCCTTCACAGACTTTTCCTGCTCTGTCTTCAGCCACTTAATCTTCTTGTCTGCAATCAGGTTGTCGCGCTTGCGAACCTTGTCAAAGTATTTTGCAACTTCGTCAGCATCAGCAAATTCGCCCGGCTTATCAACCTCTGGAATCTCGGCCTCAAAATTGGGTTCCTCTGCCTTTGCAGGCGCGGGCTGCGGTTGGGCTGTCGGTGCCGCTGGCACTTCCTTTGCCTTCTCCGCAAGTTTCGCCTCCAGTTCTGCAATCTTTCTGTCTGCGCTGGTGGCGTCGTTTTTCCACCGCTCAACAGCCGTCTGCATTTTCTGAAGGTGTTCCTTTTGGTTTTTGGCCTTGACAATGATGTCCCTTGCGGACGCAAACTCGTCCCCAAGCTCTTCCTTTGCCGTTGCCATCAGTTCCCCAAAGTTCTTAAACTGAACCGGCGCTTCCGGCTCTTCCTTCGGGGGCCCTTCCTTCACCTCACCGAGGCTTGGTTCCGGTGTCTCCACCGGCTTTTCCTGAGTGTCCTCAGGCTCCTCAAACGCCACCATCTCATCAATAAGCGTCTGGGGGTCAGTGGTACTAGTGTCGATGTCTCCCGAAGCCAGTTTCGCCTGAAACTCTTCGGGGGTCATCTTCTTTTGCGGCTCAGCCTGCTGGGGCTGCTCCGCAGTCTGCTCTTTCTGGCTCTCTGCCATTTGTTACCCCTTGGTTGTGGGCGACACTATCTCCTCGCTAGTGTCAGGCCCGATGAAAGTTCTGGTTGTTCACCTGATAGCTGTGGTACGCTTTCGCCGCCTACCGGCAACGGCCCCCCAGGACTTGTTGGAGCGCCACCGGGCTCAGGGGCCCCTCCGCCGCCCGGAGGACCGCCAGCAGGTTGTGCCGCTGCCCGAGCCTGCTGCTTCATCACTTCCGCATTGGCAATAGCAGCCTCGGTCTCACTCTGCAATCGACGGCGATCCAACGCAACGGATTCTATGGCCTCTTGCTTTTTGATCTCATCAAGGTCAAGAGAATTGACCACGTTTTCCATGAAACTCATACTCGTATTCGGTGCCAACTGTGCGAAGTGCTGTGCCAGCGTGGCGTTTAGCTCGCGCTGCATCAGCCTGTTGTTCACACCGGCGGGTGCCTCGGAGATAACCACCCGGTGCCGCGCCAGCCCCGAGAAGTCATTGACCACCACATCCTCACCGTTGCCGAGGGTGACGGGGTTGTTGATTGTCATCTTCCGCAACCCCTTACCGTCGGTGAATGTCCTGCGCCCCTTGGAATAAAGCTGCTTCGCCATGAAGAAATACGCCTCACCAAGGTCGTTCCAAAGCTGTCTCCGAGACGCCAGCATGGTGGACTGCATGGTTTTTGCAACCTCAACCTTGTGGGCAAACAAAATTCCCGATTCGCCCGAACGCTCCGTGCGCCCCTCCGACGCGGCGGGTTGCGGAACCAGCCTGTCCATGAGGTCAACCATCTCGTTTACAATGCCGAAAAGATCGGGGGGTATCTGCTGCTTCCCAACCTCTTGCACCGCATTCGGGAACTGCCGTGATGCCCCCGCCTTCACGTAGCTGACGGCCTGCGGGTTGTTGCGGTTCTTCACGAAGTCATCCATCTTCTTCTTGTCCATACCGAAGATGGCCGCGTCCACCATGAGGTGACCGTTGATTGACGTTTCCGCAGCAAGGGTGATAGTTGATTGGCGCTTGTTGATTTCCACCTGTGCGTCCCGAAGCTGATCCACCATCGGAACGGGCTTGCCGTTCATCCGCGTGGTAGTCCACGGAAAGTAGGGCAGGCGCCCAAGCTGAAACTCATCCTTATAGTCATCCAGAGCGTAAGACAAAGAAAGACCGGGAGCAAAGGTATAAGTGTAAGCCACGTTATCATGGAGGGTGATTTTCTTAATATCCTCGGAGCCGATACCATTCTTAATGGCGAGGTCTTTCTTCTGCTCATCACTCATCCACTCCCAGAAAACAGTTCCGGTTCGTGCGTCAAATTCCCGGTCAATTTTTTCTTTCTTCAGGTAGTTGTGCTGCACCACCAAATAGAGGTTTCCGTGACGGTGCGTAACATCATCTACGTTGCGGTTCCAATCGACATTCTTCTTTGCCTCGTAGTTGTTCCCGCCATTTGCCATCAGCCACTCTTCCCGGCTGATAATGTCACGCTTCATCGGCCACCGCTCCTTGATTTCCTCCATAGTCATCAGGGCCAGTGTCCAATGGTTCTTCATGTCTTTGCTGCTGGTAGTTATCCAGTCGGGGTCATCAATGGTGGTGCCGGGAGGCATACACTCAATGGCGATATTGCCCATTGGCGAGGCGGGGAAGGTGTTCTTCACGTACATTCGCAACGTGCCGCGATACACCAGCCCAAGCGTGGTAACCATCGAGTCCTCAGCCTGCCAGTCCATGAGTTCCTTATCGCTCATGTAGGCTTCCTGAAGGGCCATCGTCAGTTCTGTCTGTGATTCATCGTCCGCAACAAATGTCGCATCGAACGGGTTGCGTATGATGCTTCCGGCAATGCCGTTGATTTTGAGCCTGAGAAGGTTATACTGCCCAAAATGCGTAAACTGCCCGTGGTCTACACCACGAGCCTCTTGCCTGAGAAATGACTGTATGGCTCCGGGCAATTGGGAATTGTCCACCCCACAGTACATCCGTAGGTTTTCAAACTCTCGCTCGCGCTCCCTGCGCTGTGCCTGCTTGGCAGACAGCCACTTCCTGTAGTGCGCCATCAGCTTTTCATCATTGGCACGCACATACTTCTTTCTCTTGCCACCCAAATCGAACTCGAAAACCTGTTCTGTGGGTATGTCTACCATGCTATCCTCGCTGTCCAACTACCGGATATAGTTGCGCCTCAACGATAATCTTTTTCTTGGGAATCTGTATGGTGCATCCCCCAGCAGCGTTCCACGTAAGATGGCATTGCGCATGACAGGAAGAGCAATACAGAATCTCCCGTTTGCTGGATTCAATCTGATCCACAAACTTAAGCGTATTAGCGCACGGCTTGGTGCCGCCGTTTCTGCGCTTGTTCGGACATCTGATTTGATACCAAGTCATAAAGAAAGGGCGTCAAGCTATGGCTTGAACGCCCTTGTAGCTATATTGGTGAATGTTTGCCGAGGCTAAACAGCCTCGCTATACAATATAACACAAATGACTAAGGAAGGCAAGGGTAAAATGTATCAAACTGATACCCCCTATATCTTGTGGTTGCTTTGTGCAACAACACATAGTAGATTTGGCATAAGGAGGGTAACCAATGACCAAGATTCGTGCATGGCACTTCGTTCGTAACGGCCGCAATCTCCGCGACGGACAACCACTCGTGGTTGGCAAAACCTATCACCACAAGGGATTCGTGAAGATGTGCCACTCTGGCCTACACGCATCACGGCGGGTACTCGATGCGTTGCAATACGCTCCGGGTTGCATCCTCTGCGAGGTCGAGGTCTGGGGCGATGTCGTCGAAGACAGTAATAAGCTCGTCGGGCGCCACCGCACAGTACTCTCCGCCACCGACGTAACCAACGTGCTGCACGAGTTCGCGTGTCAGGTCACAGAACAGATGCTCGGTGCTGCCGGTGTCGAAGACGAGCGCTCGTGGCACGCTATCGACGCAAAACGTGCGTGGATACGCGGTGATATCGGTGATACAGAGCTGGATGCGGCGGGGGATGCGGCGTGGGATGCGGCGTGGGGTGCGGCGGGGGGTGCGGCGTGGGACGATCTCAACGACCTGCTCACGAGTATGGTGCGGGAGGCCGCCTAGGCGTTAATAAACATCCACGTCCTATCGTCATCCCATTGGCCCACAAGCACCAGCTTGTGTCTGAGGGATGCACCCTTGCCAGGAATAGCCCAATCTGGGTAGTGTTCGTCCAGTAAGGTTCCTATGCCGGGAGGCACGTTTACCTTTCCGCCACAAAAGTCCACAGACACAAGCGGCTCGTATGCAGAAAGGGTATTTCCCTTCAAGAACGTGGTATATTTGTCCAAGTCCTGCCCACGATTGGGAAGCATTTTGTACACATCGGGCTTCATGCCTATCTTTTTCAGCCACCGGCCTCCCTTGCAATGCCACAAATAGCCCTTCCACGGGAACATGAACCATACGCAGCTCTTGGCCCCGCCGTGCTCCTTGATTTGCGACCGCAGGGATAGCCACAGAAGCCGCCCCGTGTCCTTCCGGGCCGCTCGGCGGTGGCGGTACATGAACATGTTCTGTGCTCTCAGCTCCCCATAAAACGCCTGTTCCTGCTCCTCTGTTATCCAATCCGCTCGCACACACACGTCAGTATCGTCATCGTGCTCAATGAGGTTCTTCTCGCGGGCAAACCCCAGCAGCGTTCCAAACCCGACAAACATAGCGTGCCTAATGCCAACCCGCTCACCGCAGGCCAATATCTCCAAAAGCTGCTTGCCAACAACTTCCCTATTCATGCCACAATGCCCCAATTAGAGTGTTTATCCTGTCAGCGGCGGTGGATATGTTGACCCTCTTCCGCACCTCACGACTGCGCTTGGCTGCCGAATAGAGGTGCGCAAACGGCATTGCCGAGTCCACATGTGCCCAGAACTTGCGAACGGGAGCCATTTTGATGCTCAGGGAGGGGTAGTGGTGATGCGTAGACTCCATTGCAACCACCGGAAGGCCACATGCCGCCATCTCTATAAGTGCCCTTGGGGCAGAGTCATAGGCAGTATAGGGTACAATTCCAACCTGGCATAGAGAAATACGAGAGGGCATTTGCATCCTATCCACTCTCTCTTGTACCACATTGTCTGGTACAGCGTACCCGGATGAATAGCCCAGATGCAGTAGCTTATAGTGTTTGGGGCAGGTATCATAAACCCACTTGATGTTCTTTATTTTGGCCTGCTGTCCATTGGCAATGTAGCACAGATCGTACACCTTGTTCACATTCCGGTGAACAAAATGCGGCGCCGCAGGCTTCTCCCACAGTTGAACCAACGCATTAGGATACTTCTTGCGCACGGCTTGTTGTTGTTGTGGATCGTCCACGAGGGCCAAATCATAATCCCCGTCCGGCATGTACCTTTTGCCAGCACCGTAGTATACCCGCAGGGCACCGTCAAACCGCCGTAGGACGTGTTTGTACTGAGGGAAACCACCCCGGCATATGATAACATCAGGTCGGTAGTCAGGCAGCTCAGAACGCTTAAAATCGGGTATCCAGCGCTCAACCAATCCAGGCCCATACCGGTGTACCCTGTCACCCCCCCAGTACCACAACTCAACCACTTCCCCAAGGCCAAACGCCAAGTGTGTCCACATGTCGCTTGATTCGGCCAATGTACGCACCTGCTGGGTGCGCTTATCGACCTTGCCTCTGAGAAACAAATACTTCACTCAAGCGCCCCCATCAACTCCTTGGCAAATTCCGTGTTCCTGTCCACCACCCGCTCGGTATACGAAGCCATGTGGGGCGTTCCGTAGAACCTGCACCCCTCATCGTCAAACAGCCCGTTGTACGGCTCGGGATCATGCACGTCAGCATAGTACACCCCGTCCGTGTCCATCAGCCAATCATACATGGCATCCACGTCCACAATGTCACCACGGCTGGTGTTCACCACCGCCGCCCCGTTCTTCAGCCACGACAGCTTCTCCGCGTCAATGAAGTGGTGATTGTACGCCACAGATGTACCAAGATTGATACACTTGGCCGGTATGTGAATGGTCACAATGTCTGCTGCCCGTGCAAACTTCTCAAGCTCGTTAGGCATGGAGCTTTTGATGTCATACACCATTGT